TTACCCAACATTTAAAATGGGGTATATTACTTTGTAAATAAGCCATAACTCTTTCCCTTAGTTTTTAATTATTTATATCCACCACCTGCTTTTTTATAAGCTTTAGCTAACATTTGTGCTTTTCTAGCTGACCATTGCCCAGGTCTACCACCTTTGCTACCAGCTTTAATTCTGTTAAAAATACGTTTACGCATACCTGGTTTAGTATAATTACCAGCTTTATTTACTGTAGATTTTTTTTGTCTACTCATCCTATAAACCTCGATAAAATTACGCTTCCCACTATAAATGGATATACTGCCCAAAGCATCATCTCTAATTTATCAAAACGACTAGAGCCATCTTCAAGTCTTTTATCAATACTTTTATATATTGCTGCACATTCTCTTTCGTGAGATTCAATAGCATTTAAAGCATCTTTAACACTAGCCATTATTTTTTCTTTTCCTTATCAGATTTCTCTACAACTTCTTCTGCAACATCTTTAGTATGTTCTGCAAGTAAATTTATAAAAACTGTTTTACTAGCTCTTACTTGATCTAATTGAAAACTAAGTTGCGATTCTTTATTTTCTAAATCTTCTATTTGTGATTTACAATATTGTTGTTCTTTAGTTAATTCTTTTTCTGACATAATTTCCCCAATAAAAAGTTAATAACTAATTATAATGCATAATGCTAGCAAATACACTAATTTGCAGCAATGTAAGCTTTTCCTTTAGTAATTGCATTAGAACAGTCAGTTTTTTTACTGCTAGATGAACCTTTAACATTAGGTGTATCATCTTCACTATCAACTGGTTCATATAATAAAATGATTTCTAAATGATCTACGTTTCTTTGTACCAACTCGTTTATTTCAGACTGTGTAAGTCCTTCACAATCTAATACGCTAGACGCATCTGCATCTATACTGTCTATTAACGCAACGCTATGTAACGCTGCATCTAATACTTCTGTCACTGTTGCCATATTAATCCTCCTTTAAGGTTTGTATTTCGGCTTTTAATTCATCTACTTGCGTAGACAGTTCTTGTACTGCTTTAACCATTATAGACATCATAGCTGATGGTGCAATTCTTTGCCTTCCATCTGTTTCATCTTCTGACCACATATCAAAGCCTTCTTTTAAATTGTGATTATCAATCACTTCTTTAACTTCTTGTGCTATAAAACCATGATTATATTTACCATTCATAGTTCTTGCTTCTGAATCTTCTTTATAAGCTTTCATATCCGAAGGTATATCTTTTTCTTTTTTCCAAAGGAAAGTTACAGGTCTTAAATCATTTACAAAATCTAAACCTACTTCTTCGTCTTGTATATCTTCTTTTAGTCTTACATCTGATGGTGCTGTTATAGAAGTTGCACCAAAAGCAATATTAGAATCTGTAGTGCCATCACCAAATGTAAAGTTACTATTACCAACACAGGTAACATTTTGTCCCATAACTATTTGATTAGCACCATCTGCAGCTGATAAAGATGTATCAACACCGATAGCAATATTTTGTTGACCAGTAGTTAAGTTATCAGCAGCATCATGCCCTATAGCTATATTGTCGTCACCAGAAGTTAAAGACCCAGCTGATACTTGTCCTAATAAAGTATTTTGTTCGCCTGTAGTTACGTTAGTACCTGCTGATTTACCTAAAGCAGTATTATTATCAGATGTAGTTAATGAGGCTAAAGCATCCTTTCCAATAGCTGTATTAGCACTTCCAGTACTTGCTGTTGATAAAGCAGTCCTACCAAGTGCTACGTTATTAGTGCCTGTAGTGTTTGCTGTTAAAGATTTATAACCAACTGCTGTGTTATTAGAAGCTGTGGTGTTAGCATCTAAAGCATCAACACCTATAGCAGTATTGTTTATACCAGTTGTATTTACACCTAAAGCAGCATAACCATAAGCAGTATTATCATCACCTGTAGTGTTAGCATCTAATGCTACACTACCCATAGCAGTATTCCTTGTACCTGTGGTGTTTGCTTCTAAAGCTTGATAACCTATAGCAGTATTATCGCTAGCTGTAGTGTTAGCACTTAATGCTGCTCTACCAACTGCTGTGTTATTACTTGCTGTTGTATTATCATCTAAAGCATTAGTACCTATAGCTGTGTTATTTGCACCTGTGGTGTTTTCTTCTAAGGCTTGATATCCGACTGCAACATTAAAGTTTGCAGTTGTATTCTTTTGTAAAGCCTCTTGACCTACTGCTGTGTTTGTTGCACCTGTGGTGTTGCTATGTAAAGATATATAACCTAATGCTGTATTACCATTAGAAGTAGTAGTAGACTCCAAAGCTTGTGCTCCAACAGCTACATTCCCTGTTCCTGTAGTTATTGCTGATGCTGCTGATTTACCAACTGCTGTATTGCTACTTGCTGTAGTATTAGCAAGTAAGGCAGATGTACCAACAGCAGTATTATTGCCACCTGTTGTGTTTACTAACAAAGCATTACCACCTATAGCAGTATTATTTTTACCTGTGGTATCTGCCTCTAGAGCAGCAAAACCGACTGCTACGTTATATGAATCTTCATTACTAGCTGGGTTGTAAGTTTCTAGAGCTGAATAACCTATAGCTACGTTTCTATCGCCTACTGTATTAGTGTTCATAGCTTGACCACCAATAGCTATATTAGTGTTACCTGTAGTTAAAGCATTAGCAACATTTTTACCTACGGCTATATTATCTGAACCTGTTGTGTGATTTTCTAAGGCATCTGTACCTACAGCTACGTTATTAGTACCAGTAGTGTTACTCGCTAAAGCTCTTTTACCAACAGCAACGTTAGCACTTGCTGTCGTGTTTGCACTTAGAGATTGATAACCTATAGCTGTGTTATTACTTGCGGTAGTGTTAGCATCAAGTGCAAAAGAACCAACTGCTGTATTTGAATTTCCAGTAGTAATTGATACACCTGCAAAATATCCCACCATAGTATTATCATCTGGTGAGTTTGCTACATTTAAAGCTCCAAAACCAAGCCCTGTGTTCCTGTTACCATCTACATTAAGTTTTAATGAGTCTTTACCAATAGCAGTATTAGAATGACCTGTTGTATTCGCTCCTAGAGAATCTTTACCTATTGCTGTATTGCCATCCGCAGTTGTATTAGCATCTAAGGCATTACTACCTAAAGCAGTATTATTAGCACCTGTAGTGTTTGATAATAAAGCAGTTCTGCCAATAGCAGTATTTGAAGCTCCTGTGGTATTTGCTTCTAATGAACCTTGACCAACAGCTACGTTTTGAGCACCTGTAGTGTTTGCGTTTAATGCTTGCATACCTACTGCTGTATTGTTGTCGGCTGTAGTGGTTGCAGATAAAGCAGAGTAACCAACTGCTGTGTTGTTAGCACCTGTAGTATTAGCGTCTAAAGCTGCTGAACCTAATGCAACATTAAAACTTCCTGTAGTATTTTTATCTAAAGTTCCTGCACCTATAGCAGTATTATTTGCACCTGTTGTGTTGTCATTTAGAGCATCAAAACCTACAGCAGTATTACTGTTTGCTGTTGTGTTTGCTACTAAAGCACCTGAACCTACTGCTGTGTTACTAGCACCTGTGGTGTTAGCAGTTAAAGCTTGTGCACCTACTGCTGTGTTGTTTGAGGCTGTCGTGTTTGATTCTAAAGCATCATGTCCAACAGCTGTATTACTAGCTCCTGAGCTATTTTCATTTAATGTTGCTCTACCTATAGCAGTATTACTACTTGCTGTAGTTGCACTTGTTAAAGATGCATAACCAATTGCTGTGTTTTGTGATCCTGTAGTAATTGCATCTCCAGCTAAAGAACCTACTGCAACGTTTTGGTCTCCTGTAGTGTTTGCTGCTAATGAGTTATAACCAACAGCTGTATTGTTATCAGCTGTGGTGTTTGCAAACAATGAATTACGACCAAAAGCACTATTAGTAATTCCAGTAGTATTTGATGCTAATGCATTTTTACCAAAAGCAGAATTGTCTGTGCCTTCTGTGTTTGCTTCTAAAGATTGCTGACCAACTGCTGTGTTTCTTGTTCCAGTAGTATTAGCTTCTAATGCTTCAGCACCAACTGCTGTATTTTCAGCACCTGTAGTATTTGCTGTTAAAGCATTATGACCCATAGCAGTATTGTTACTAGCTGTAGTATTTGCATCTAAAGCTAAACTACCAACTGCTGTGTTTTGAGTGCCTGTAGTATTTTTTTCTAATGCTGATTTACCTACAGAAGTATTATCTGCACCAGTTGTATTTTCATTTAAGGCTACATTACCAACAGCAGTATTTCTACTTGCTGTTGTGTTATTTCCTAATGAAGCAAATCCAATAGCAGTATTATCTGTACCTGTAGTATTAGCATCTAAACATGCTGAACCAACTGCAGTATTTTCAGCACCTGTGGTATTTGATTCTAATGCATTAGAGCCTACAGCTGTATTATGTCCAGCTGTTGTTAATGCAGCTAATGCTTGTTGACCAAAAGCTGTATTATCGTCACCAGATGTTAAGTCATCAAAAACTTCATAACCAAATCCTGTGTTTCTATTAGCAGATGAAAGTGTACCTGTACCTGCATCTTGACTAATTAAAAGACCTTCACCAAAATTAGCAGCATTAGATAATATACCTGCACCATTGATTGTACCTGTAACGTCTACACCTGAACTTGTTGTTTCTAGTTTTTTAGAGTTGTTATGATACAGTTCAGTTTGTGCATCTATTACAGATTTTATGTGTGTTTTCCCACCTGTGTCTTGTAAAAGAAATTGGTCTGCTGCTCTAATTAGTAAATTACCTGTACCTGTATCATTTATAAAACTATCTGAACCGTCATGAAAAATTTGTAAATCTCCACCTGCACCAAATTTAGCTATACCACCATCACCAAGTTTTATATCGTGATTAAAGGTTGCAGTACCAGCATCTGACATATCAAGGGTAAGGGCAGTTACATCTGAACCACCATCATTACCTATAAATGATAAGTCTGCATCAGATGTAGAAGCAGTTATACTGGCGTTTCCACCTGCCATAACAAGATTAGGCGTTGCATCTAAATTAAATGTGTATCTGGTTGTACCACCATCTTTCATGCTTATAGTTGAACCATCAGCATCAAGGATAATATCTCCTGCAACATCAATCGTAAGATCGCCACTTGATAAATCTATTTCTGTACCGTCTATAGTAATGTTATCTACAACTACACCTGCGTTTGCAGTTACAACACCACCTACAGCTAAAGTAGATGCCATATCTACAGCTCCATCTATATCAACTACATCTAGATTAGCTGTACCGTCTACGTCTAAATCGCCATTAAAGTCTGCATTACCTGTAAGTGTTAAAGCACCACCGATAGACATGTCATCCGTTACTGTAAGATCATCAGAGATAGTTAAGTCATCTACTGTAGTAGTACCGCCTAGATTTAGGTTAGTAAAAGCATCTACTATAGCTGCACCAGATCCTGCTCCGTCTGAATATACAGCTTTTACATGACCTGCTGGAATCGTGACGTTTGCGCCAGATCCTTGAGAAATAATAATGTTTTGTGAACCTGATGTACCGTTTTCAATCAACCATAGTTTAGATACAGTGTTAGGTCCTATAGTTATGGTACAAGCTGAATCAAGTGTACCTGTGTATTTTAAATAAATAGATCTACCTGGATCGGTAGAGCCGTCTGCTATTGTTGTAGTATGTGTATCTGCGTTAGTTGTTATAGCTTCAGTGCCAAAACTAAACGCCTCTGCTATTAACTCTAAATTAGTATTAGTAGAGTCTCCCCAAGTACCTGACTCATCTCCCGTGGTTATTTCTTTTAACCTTAAATCATTTACATATGTTGCCATAAATCACCTATGCTGCTTCTATTTTCTCCCAATCAGGAGTTTGACTGTCATCAACAGAACTCCAAGTAGAAGTTTGACTGTCGTTAACAGAACTCCAATTAGGAGTTTGACTATCGTCAATTTTACCCCAAACCGTTACGTTTGGTGACCCTGCTGTTATTTCTAATCCGTTAGGAATAACAACACTCTTACCAATTATACCTATTTCTCCAAGAGAAGAAACTCCTGCTAAACCTGTGAGTGTTATATTGTTATCGCAAATTAGAGTAAGCGAACCCAACCCTGAGGTTATAGCACCTAAAGTTACTGATATATCTGCGTTAGCTTTAGTTGTTATAGTGCCTAGTGATGATGTACTAGATAAACCTGTAGTAAGTATTACACTACAATCACCTGAAATAGTAACTGAAACGTTACCTAAAGTGGCGGAAACTGCTGGGCACCCTACATTAGCTGTACCTTTAGCTATTATAGTTCCTAAAGCACTAGTTCCTACTTGTCCGCTAGGTATTACGTTAGCTTCACAATCGGTAGTAACACTACCTAAAGCTGAAGTTGAATTTAAACCTGAAACTGTTACGTCAGCGTTGGCTGATACAGTTATAGAACCTAAGGCTGAAGCACCTGCTAATCCAGTAAGTACAACTGGTATGGGTTCATCCCAAGCACCTTGTCCCCAAGTACCTCTACCCCAGCCAGTTATGTTAGCCATAACTTACGCTATACGTATAATAGCTGTGCTTGCTGCTGCTGCGGGAAACTGTATAGTAAAATCACCAGCTGTTGAAGTTTTATCTCCACCAAAGTCGATTGAAGCTACTGCTTTATTACTCTGAGAGCTGTTGTATATTAAACAACCCCTAGCAGTTACCGTAGCTGTACCGAAAGTTAAATCAGCAAAGTCTGTAAAACCTGTAGTACCGCTTGAAGTAGGTGTTACTGCTGTTAAATTAGCACCGCCTGAAGTGTAATTTGTTCCACTTGCTTGACCTGTGGTAGTAAAAGCTGTTGTGGTAGCTCCTAGTGTAGCCGAGCTGGTGTATAACGCTAATTTAAAAGTATGACCTGAACTAGCAGTAAAATTATGAGTAGCTGTTAATAGTTCTTTTTTAAAACTGGTTACTAATGTTGATGATATCGCCATTTATTTAAGCTCCTGTAAAATATTAGCTAAATCTTTATCTCCTTGTTTGACTAACAGATTCTTCATAGTACAACGTTCACTGTTAATCGCCTGTTTAATATGATATAGTATTGTTTCATAAATAGAAAGTTTATAAGCCTCCGCCTGTTGTCTTATGTGCGGTGCTGCGTTTTCTGATATACCGCATATTCTTTCTGTAGCTCTTTCTGCCCAATACTCAGGTGAGTGACCTTTATTGTTTTCTGTAGCTACTGTTATTAAACCTAAACCGCTTTCTGAATTATCTAACATTAGTACCTCGTAGCCTCAGGTGGTCCATCTAGAACAGTTCTAACTTCTGTGATATTTTTTAATTGCTCATCCATCATTTTCTTTTCATACCAAGAAAGTTTAACTTTTCTATATCTACCCTCGTCATCTAAAACTAATATGTCAGGGTCGTTTAATCTATGGTACCCATATAGTTTTTCATTTACAGGTGTGTTAGTGTCTAGTAAACCAGATCGAGGTGCTATTTTTAAATCTATACCTTTTTCAATACACTTAGCTAACCAGAACTCACAACATGCCTTACCTGCTTCAGCAAAGTGTACATTACCTTTATAACTAAAATCTATACCGAATAAATTAATAGCTCCTACTTTTTGATACATAGCGTATGCTATAGCAAAAGCAACAGTATTATTCAAATAAGCACAATCACCATACTGTGCTACTTCTTCTAAAGGGTATAAAACTAAAGAAGGTGCTCTATCGTCTAACTCACATGTATAGATAGGAACTTTAGTATTAGGTAACCATCTACGCATAATACCTGTTTGCGTACCTGCGTCCTCTGTATCAAAAAACCTACTAGCAGGGTCTAACATAAAAACTCTATCACAGTTTACCACTGCTCCCATACAGTTTATAGCCCACACTTCATCGTAGGTATTTGAGTGTACTAAACTAAGGTGAAAGTCTAGCTGACTTTCTCCCATAGCTACTATGGCAATATTCTTGCCCTCTAATTCTTTTATGATCATGATTGGGGTGATCTCCTTATTTCGTCATAACGTTGTTGATCTCTGGTTGATTTAGCTTCACCCAGATTTTTTAATGATGTTAACGCTTCTTGAAACCTAGCCTCGTATACTTGTGTAGTTTCAAAAGCTTTTAAATAATTATTAGCCTCTACTAAACTACCGTATAGTAATGCGTTAGTTGCGTTAGTGGATAACCATGTTGTACCTGTAGCGGTAGCGGTTAAAGAAGTTGGTCTATAGTAATAGTGTAGTTCAAAGTTAAAATTACTATTAGGCGTAGGTGCTAGTATAAAAGTACTTTCATCAAACTCAGCGTAATATTTAGGCTGATCAGTTGTACTAGCCGTAGGCGTAAAGTCTCTTATAAAAGAAACATGTTTTAATTTTAAGTAGTGATATTTATTACTACTATCAATAACAGCTAAACTAAAAGGTGCTAAAAAATCAGTAGGCATTGATAAGTAGGTATTACTAGCCGTACCTGAACCTGTTACATTTTTTCTAAATACGTCTAGCTGAACGTTTTTTAAAATACGCTCTTCAGTACTTTTTATGAAGTCAGGTAAATGTGTAACAAAACTACTTTCACTACTTTCAGCGTAATCTTGTATAGCTGTTTTTAATGATGTTAAAGTCCAACTCATGTTATTATGTTACTATAGTTACGTCACCTAGACTAGTCTCTAAAGTTTGAAGATCAAAACTAGAACCTATAGGGTCGTTATGGTTTATATTCATAGATAAACCAGTAACACCGTTTACATCTTTAGTGTTTTCTGTTTTTACTATACCGTAACCTGTAGTAGGTGGTTGCTCTGTAGGTCTAGGTTGTCTCAATGCCTCTGGATCTACTGGTTGTATTTCTGGTTCTAATTGTGGGTGTTTAGGTTCAAAACATTCTGGGCAAGTTTTCAAACCATTCCACTCTGTTTTTAATTCTAAGTATCTATAAACAAAACCACATCTATCACACCTAGCTTTTGATTTTTTACCAGCAGCATATGCCATTATTTTTTACCTCTAGCTTTACGTATAGCTTCTTTACCTTTTCTAGCGATCCCTGCTTGTCTAGGCTTACCAGCAAACCTAGCACGTTGCTCTAAAACTGTTAAGATTTGAATTTTTCTAGCAAATGACTTACCGCTTTTTTTAACTTTTGCCACAGTTTTTTTAGCGTCTTCTGGAGTCGCATATTTAATTTTGACAGTATCTTTAGGATTTTCATCTGTGTATAACCTCCTACCTGATCCTTTAGGTTTTTTACCTGTCCCTACCTTAGGATCTTTCTTTTTACCTTTTCTTTTTGACACGTCTTCTTCTCGTTACTTTTTTAGAGCCTTTTTTGGCAGCCCTCATTTGAGCAGAAGTTGGTGCACCTTTAGCACCTTTTTTACGCATTTTTTCACCTGAACCTGCTTTTATTCTTTTACGTTTAGCATGTATGTTAGCCCATAAACCTTTTCTTGGCATTAATAACTACTCCTACTAGGAACTAACCGCATTGAAACTCTAGGTTGGTCTTCTTCTGCTGCTAGTCTAAAATCTTGTTCATATTGTTGTTTTAATAAATTTACCCTTTCTGGATTCTTTTTCATAGCTATGTAATAAGCTAATCCACTAGTTAAACAAGGTATAAACCTTGAGGGTATATCTGGGTCTTCAGCAGAAGCACTAATATCGTCTATACGTTGTAGTCTGTTAGAAACTAACTTATATGTATACGCTGAATCTGGTGTTGGCCACAGCTTTACCACTGGTGTTTTTTGTCTGTCTACAAATATTTGAGTGGGTCTACCAGTAGAGCTTTTGTTAGGTATGTTTAAATACTCGCTCCTGCCTATACGCTCTAGTTGTAAATCAGTATTATTGTTAGATGAATCAACCTGTCTTATAACAGCACTCAATATATCTAAATCATAAGAATTAAGGGTATAGCTTGAGGTTCCTGCTGTTAGATCAGTAGTTACCTCAGCTATAGTCCAGATGTTGACGCCTCTGTTAGACCAATCAGCGAACATTATGTTCAATGATCTTCTAGCTGTTTCTGCGTCGTATCCAGTCCTTAATTCAATACCCGCTAATTCAAAAGCCTCTTCTATAGCGTCTGCTACCGTTAAGGCAAATGTTTTAGTTCCAGATGTAGCCATTTAGTATTAATACTCTTTTACAACCGTTAACACTATAACGTAAGAGTCTCCACTAGAATGACCTGTGGTTGTGAGTTTTATATCACCTGTTTTACCACTAGCTGCAGCTGTGTTTTGTAAACCACCGAAAGCACTAAAATCTAGATCATCACTATAATCTGAATTTAAGTCCCAACATATAGTATTAGTAGAAGCGTTCCATAAAAGTTTAACGCTCATACCAAAAGTAGAATAACATATTTTACTTAGTTTACATCCTGTGCAAGTAGCTCCGTCTGTACTTCTTACAGCTAGAGCACTTACGTCTACTTTAGTTACAGCTGACTCTCCCGTACCGTCTGATGTGTTAGTTAACTGTATAACAGCTTTTCTGTCATCATCTATGATGGTTGTTGATGTTACTGCATCAGCCATAGTTTACCTCTCTTACGCGTCTGCGAATGGAGTAACCACAGTACCAGAAGCTAGTACTATACCTTCTACTGCATATTTTGCTGAGCCGATAGCGGTTACTTTAATAATAGTTCCAGCTATACCACCTTTAGTAGTACCGTTTAACGTAATAACGTCATTACTAGCACCTGAAATAAAAGTTTTACCTGCTGCGTCACTTTTACCTAAATATAAACCACCTACGAACTTATCGGTTCCGTCAGTTTTAATATCTAAGTCTGTAGCTGCAGTTTCTATAACAAAAGTAAAAGTAGCACCTAAATTATTTAACTGATTAGGATCATCATCTCTGCCAGGAGCAGTAGCTACTATACTAGGTAAAGTAAACTTACCGTCAGCGTCATTACAAGTAAGAACCTTACCTGCGTGTGCGTCTACTGTTAAAGATGTGTCTGCAGTTAAACTAACTACGTTAGCATTACCTGCTGAAATAAAACCAGCTAAAGATTTAACTGGTCCTGAAAATGTCGATCTTGCCATATTAAGTCTCCTTAATTTATCTATCGTCTTGGCTTGTCTGCTAGGTCAGTCGATAGATTATTATTATTCCTAGAATTTAATTCTAACTTAATTATTTTCAAAAAGAAAGGGAGCCGAAGCTCCCTAACTTAACGTTTAATTAAAAACGCTCACCCCAAAACCTTTACGCTCCTGGTGAACCGTAAATGCCTCTCCAATCACTAAATCCGAAAGAATATCTTTCTCTAGCTTTGTATCGCACATTTCCAGTTTCAAAGTCTCCTTCCATGCCTGTTGACATAGGAGATCTAACGAAATGTTTAAGTCCGTTAGGTGCATCTGTTTTGATGAAGAATGCATCACTGTCTGTGAGATAATGGTTTACAACGTAACCTTCTGGGAACATACCCATGTTTTTCATTGCGTTGATGTCATTATCAGAAGTGTTAACTCTTCCTGGAGATTGTAAAATTCTCTCAGCTACAAACTGTAGAGCTGGTGGAATAATTAACTTTCTTGCTTGCACATTTATTTTAATACCTCTTTCGTCTTTAAACGCTGAGATATCAATTAAAGCATTTTCTAATGAAGTTTCATTCAAGTCTGCTGCTGTACTTGGCTCATTTGACTGATCGCCTGCTGATAAAGTAGGGTGGTCAGTAGTCATGAGAGGTTTACCGTCTCCTCCTGGAAAAGAGGTTGAGAAACCATTGTTAAGTACATTTGCTGCTTTTACTTGCTTAGTACTAGCCATTGAACGTGCTAAAGCTCTTGTGTATCTTGAAGAAAGACTATCATAAAGATTATCTTCAATAGCTTCTTCAGTTAACGCAAACGCTAAAGCGACAGTTTCGTGACTGTATCTTGCAGTAAAAGTTTCTTGAGCTGTGTCATAAGATACTGCTGCACCCTCACCTTTTACTGGTGCTTGTGCGAATCCTGATAACATAACTTCTTCTTCAAACGCTCTATCTGAATTTTCTGTATCAAAAATTTCAGCATGTTCGTTTTCGTATCTGTCGTACTCAAGACCAAAAAGTGCATTAAGTCCTGGTTCGAGTTCTTTTACTAATTGAGCTCTATTAATTGCCATCTATATCACCTTTTAGTCGTTACCGAATACAGAAGCTGGGAATACAAATAAACCTCTAGCGTATTGTCCTATTGAGTTGTCTGGTCTGTCGACGAAAGCAACTTGTTTAGCAATACCACTATTAGTAGTTGTAGTCACACCTTCTTTTGAACGGTTGTTGTTAGTATCACCTGCGGTTGTAGAGATAGTATGTACTTTACCGACATCGGCTTGAGTTGGAGTACCTGTGTACTGTGCCTCATAAACGATATCAGGATCAGCATATACGTATGCTTTAGCATCTGCAGAACCTAGAGTAGCTGTTGTTGATGGCCATTTTCTTGAGAAAACGATTTCGCCATCAGTAGCTGTGTATTCTACACCATAAAATACGCCTAGCGGTGCGTCTGTTGCTCCAGCTTGTAATACGTATCCACTAGCTAGTTTCACTACATCTCCTGCAAAAATATCACCTGTAGCTCCACTTTGGATAGCAAACTCACTAGGGCGAATAGTACCGCCTGACATATGATACGCTGGTGTAAAACCATTTGGATCATTGACATTAGCCATAATAAATCACCATTTATTTATAAGTTTATATACAGTAGGTTAGCCTTCACTAAACCCACTACCTTTTCCAAATGTAACCTGAGTTTGTCTATTAGGTTTACTAATAGGCATACTTGAGTTACTTTCTCGCATTAAGTTGTTGTCTACTGCTTCCATTTGAGAATTAGCCAAATTAGCATAATATTCTCTCCTTTCCTGTACAGTTTCCATGGGCATCTTAGCGAGTAACAAGCCACCAACTCCTATGACTCCAGCGTGTTTACCATCATCAATAGTAGGTGCTTCAAACTCTGGATGTTCCTCAGCTCTCACTGGTTCCCATCCTTCACGAATACGTTTTGACATATTCGCTGGGTCGTGCTGTCCTACCATAGATTCTCGTATCCATCTGTATACATAGCCCTCTGGTGGATTAGGTGCGTCTAATAATGACGGTGGACTCCATGGTTTTCTACGAGCTTTATTTTCTCGAGTAGATGCAGATCTAGGAGTTCGATCTGTTTGAGTAGTTTTATTTTCTTCTACCATTTTATTCTCCCTTATTTAACATGCTTAGCATATTCTTCTAGTGGCACACCTAATCTTTTAGCTATTGCTACTTGACTCGGTGTGAGTTTAACTTTTTTACGTGTCTTAGCTCTAGTGGTATTAGCACCTCTGCTTGAACCTGCTACAACTTCGTTCACGTTACCCTGAGGCTTATTCTCATTAAATTTATGAGGGAAAGCCTCTTTTAATCTTTTATCCACTTCTGAGTAATATTCATCAGAAGTAGGATCGTAGCCTTCATTCTCAACTAGTTGCCTGTGAAAAGCAAAAGCAGAAGTGGTCATAGCTAAGTCGTTACCAAACCATTCGTTACGACTTGCCCACTCTTGTGCTTTAGGGTCGGGTTGTATGTTGTAATCTGTGTTCTCCCAAGTTTGTGCTTGTTCCTGCACAGGTTGCTCAACTTCCGACTGCTCTGTTTCGGCACCTCTTTGAGCGTTGACTCTAGTAAGAGACTCTGCTTCAACTGCATATTTAGCGACTGCTTCTTGTGCTTCAAGCATTGCTTCTGTATCACCCTGCTCGTATGCCTTTTTATAGTCAGACCTTGCAGCTTGCAACTGAGTATCTACTCTAGCCTTGTATTCATCATAAAGGTTTTTATCTGTTTTTGAAAGCGTATTTTTAGTTTTGTTCAGTTCTTCTTGTATGCTTTTAGCGTACTGTAGTGCTGCACTTTCCCTTCTCTCAGCTTCTTTAACTTTATAAGTGAGTTTATTTATACGTTTTTTAACGCCTTCACTATAGTCATCAACCTCTTCGCTGTGTTCTTTTTCTTCTGTTTCTTGGTTATTTGTTTCTTCTTGTACTTGTTCTACTTCTAACTGCTCTTCAGTTTCTTCAGTCTCTTGCGGTTCTAAATCAACTTCCACAGCTTCATTCTCTTGTTGCATAGCTTCTTCTGCCATGATTATCTCCTTAAAGTGCGTGATTTATATTAAGCTGATTCAATATCCTCAGGATTATCTATAACAGCTAATACTTCATCATCGTTTAATAAACGCAGATCACCACCATCAATTTTGATTCTAGCTCCTGCGTACCTGCCAAATATCACCCAGTCCCTTTCTTTACACCAAGCTCCCTCAGGGAACTTATTAGTATCTTTATAAGCGTCAGGACCAAGTGACACCACAAACCCAACATTAGTAGAAATACGTTCTCTTTCTAATGTTTCGTTTGCTAAATAAATACCACCCTTAGTTTTAGCTAAACGGCTAAAAGGTAGGATTAGCATTCTATAACCTGTTGGTTTAGGGAGTTTTTTAAACATCTCCTCATTATCGTGAATATCTTCAGGGGTGAAGGTTTCTTCTTCTATTTTAGCTTCTAAAGGTTCGGTAAACCTTTCTACTCTATTAGGTATAGGCTCACCGCCTTTACCAAAACTTGCGACTTCTTTAGTCATAATCGTTTTCCTTGTGCAGGTCTCTTATAGTATGTATCGCAAACGACAGACCTGTTAATTCGCCTACGACTTTTTGATAACTTTCAAAATTTTGTATACCACCACTAGCTAAAGAATCTTTTAATTGTTCTTGACGCTCTTCTAATAACTTTAATAATTTATCCATTATGCCCAAACTTTAGTTTTACTTCCGCCATGATACTCTACTGCGTGACCTTCTTTTATTAGTATCTGACAAATATCATCGCCATCAACGGTATGAGGTATGCCTAGTATTCTACCGTACTTACCTTTACCTAAAGATTTAAGTTGTAGTTTAGTACCACACAGTTCTATTAAACGTTCTTTAGCTTTTAACCCTAAAGCTTTTTCTGCTAAGTTACGTGTTCTACTTTCTGGAGTATCAATACCAGCTAACCTTACACGTTGTTTAGTTAACGTAGTACTAAACCCTAGATCAATATCTACGTCTATAGTATCTCCGTCTATAACTCTAACTAATGTGCAGTTGTAGTAATAAGTTGTATTCAATTAACAGTTCCAGTCTCTACGTGCCCAGTAGTTAGCACTACATCTATCGCTTTTTATACCGCCACTACGTGCACAGTATGATTTTTTTCTAGCTTTATTATTTTTGTGCATGCCTAGTTTAGCGTCACCAAAAGTTATACGTTTAATTCGGTTACCGTCACTGCTACACTTACCTACAAAAACTACTTTACGTTTTTTACCGTATCCTGGCTCACCTTTACGTAAGGCTCTAGGTTTATTTAATGTTACTGTTTTACCTTGATATTTAGCCATTAGAAATATTTAGTTTTTTTACGTCTGCTTTCGTCTACTTGACCACAACCTCTAGCTATGGCTCCGCCTATATTCTTTTTAACTGGAGTTTTGCTATCCTTAGCCATAGCTTTTTCAATAGCTAAACCCCTAGCTTTTTCGTATGATGATAATCTGCCGTCTCTATTTAAATCAGCTTTACGACTATTTTTTAACTTACGTTCTTGACTATCATTCATAACTCCACCTCCCGTAGATTTTTTAACTTTCTTTTTCTTTTTACCTAAAAGGTCAGCGTCTGCTTTACGTGCTCCGCCTTTACCCGTAGCAAAACTTCTAACTCTACCGCAACCCCAAGAGTGTGAACTTTGTCCTGGTCTTGAACCAGAACTAAAGTAGGCTCCTTGACCTCTTTTATAAACTTTTTTTAAAGTAGACTCGGACTTACCGCTACTCTTAGCATATTTTTTTACACATGCTGGCGTTGCCATTTATTTTCTCCTATCTTTAGCCCTTGAGCGTTCTACTGCTTCAAAGTCTTTACTAGTCATTTTACCCGATAAATACTTTTTACGGGTACGTAGTATTTCTCTTTCTCTAGCACTAGGGTTTTTAGCACCTTGTAAATAAGCCTGAGGTACACCTTTTTTACTTTTAGCTACCTTAGGGAACTTACGGCTACCCACTTACTCTTTACCGCTAGGGCAAAGATTATAGCTTAAACCTTTAGTGGCTGCTCCTCCGCCTTTAGCTGTACCTTTACCCATACCGAAAACTTTTTTATTTAGTATTTCGCCTGTGGTAACAGGTTGAGAAAGATCAATTTTATTAGCTTTTTCTAATTTTACTTCCTTCATTTTTTCACCTTTTTATTTTTTATCAGTTCACCACCCATGTCCATACACATAACTCTTCTACGGTTAGCGTTACCTGCAGGCATTCCTGGCTCACCACCGTGCCCCAATAACTGGCGCATCATACTTGCTCTATTTCCTGGCATGTTTATCTCCTTTTTTTCTTACCACGGTTCATCTTCTTACTTTTCATTTTAGAACCGCCTCTTTTTAGTTTAACCATTTTTCCACGGTTTCTCTTAATATTTCTTCCTGGCATTTTATTCTCCTTTAGTTAATGTGTCAGATTCTCTGACCTCTTTTAGTCTATCATAAAACTCTTTACGAACGTTACCTTCTTCTTTCATTTCTGCTGCTTCACGTTGTTGTGCTATTTTCATTTCAGCTATGGCTTCGTTTGATTTTATTCTTTCAACATCTACTTCGGCTCTTAATGCATCGCTTTGAGCTCGTTGTTGTATTTCTTGTTCTTTTAACCTTACTATAGGATCAGTTTGATCCATCTGCTGTGCGTTAGCTAAAGCTTGTGCTTGTCCAGTAACTATTTGAGTAGCTTGAGCTGCAGAGTTAGCTATTTGATTCATAACTTCAGGTGGCATAGGTCCTTCTTCCATTGAAGGTAACGGTTGACCCATCGCTTGTTCTATTTGTTGTTTATATAACATAGCTTGGTGTTCTTGTATGTTAGCTTGTATCATCATCATAGCACCTTGATTCTGTGCCATCATAGGATTTTGTAAAAATGCGGTATGTGCTTGAACATACGCCTCATGATTTTGAAACTCAAAAGCTTTTATAGGTTGGTTAGTCATTGCTGCTTGTTGTTCACTTATAGGGTCACGTGGCGGTACTTCAGCTGGTGGCGGTAATATAAGTTCTATGTTTTTTACCTCTAAAGCTTCGTACATACGCTTATAAGCCTCACGTAAATCGTGTATATCGGGTGCTGCTTGTGCCATTTGTAGTTCTTGTTGGGCTAACATCACTCTTTGAGCCATACTAAAGATATTAGGGTCACTTACGGGAATAATATCTATTTTATCGTTAAAATCCATAGATTTTATTTCTCTACTAGCTCCTGGAACATCGTAAGGGTACACTGGCGGTAAACTTTTACTGAATATACCCGCTAATAACCTAAATTCTTTCTTTTGTGCGTAGTGTAAACGTTTATGTATGGCTGACATCACCTTAGTACCACGCTCTAACATGGCTACTGTAGTACCTACGGGTAATTGTTGACTACCTATGTCACCAACTTGCATATCTGCGATAGAAGCAAACCTTCTACCTGAGTCTATTAGTATACCTAGTAGCTGACTTAGTACATTACTCGGTTCTTTATAAGGTAAGGGCATTAAAGCGTCACGTATTACGCCTCCTGGCACATCTACATCTCTAAATTCTCCTGGACGTAACGGTTCATCCTCGCCTTGCACTCTCATACCTCTAGCTTTGAAGCCTGCGGGTAGATTACTAAGGGTTCCAGCGTCTACTAACTGACGTAATATAGAAGTAGCTGACTTAGTTAGCCCTCCAATCATGTGAATTAGCCCAAAACCGTAAAAACCTAGTCCTGGAAGGAACTTATAGTGTACAAAATACTCTTTTTTACGGAATAATTCGTCATTTTCGTCCCAATTACGCCTAATTGACAGTATTTTAGACTCATCTTCAAGGATAGTCACCACATAAGGCACGCCAAAACCGTAATCATCAATACCTTCTAGCTCTAAATCAACGTGAAACTCTAAAATATTGTATTCATCGTAGTCATTTATAGAAGGTGCCATGCCTTGTAGCTCGTCCATCTTCTCTTTTACTTCATTACTCTCTATATCACCACTAGGTTCGTTGACTTCAAAGTTAATATAGGTGCCGTTTAGCTGAGATTTTTTTAAATCATTGCCTGTCATACTAATTACATGCACAAATCTAGGGGAAGATTCAAGGTCTGTCGTTTCGTATGAAACTACTAAGTCTTCGGCTTTAACTAAACGGCTAGTTGGACGACCTAGTAAGTTATCGTAATAAACTTTTTTAAAAGCACTGCCTGCTAAAGGCAGATAAAACAATAAACTATCCATCTCAGGGTCATATTCTTTCATAACCTCAGTTATCTGATAGTTCATAAACTCTTTTACTCTTTGATTTTGTGCTTGTACGTCTGGTGTTTCACTACCCATGATTCTAGTTTTAACTGGTCCACCAGCAGGTAATAGTTCTTTGTACGCTTGAGCTTGAAATTGTGTTACGGCTTCACTTAATAACGGGTGGTGTACACCTGTTGCTCCTGGGAACGGTTCCTCTCTTTCTTCTGTTTTAATACCTAGTAGATCTAAACCTTTAGTAAAAGTGTCTAACCAATCTTGGCGTGAAGATTTATCATTATCGTACGCTTCTAAAAGTTCACTGCTTAAAGTATTTAAAGTTGGCTCATCTAAAATTTCAGCTAAGTTCATCTGATGGTCAGTCATAACCATATTCATTTCTTCGCCTATTGGGTTAACCATGCCCTCTGGAGTTATTTCAAAAGAGGAGGTCATATCACCTTGTATATTCATCTCCTCAGGTAGTTCTACTTCTATACCTAAGTTTTCTAATACTTCTTCTGGTTGAATATCTTCAGTTATTTCAATATCGACATCTTGATTGTTGGGGACGTTCTCTATAGCCATGGATTAATAATAACTTATTTTTCGTTTATAGTATATATTGTCTTCTTGGTAGTCGCTAGGTAGTTTTACAAAACCACCTTGTCTAAAACGTAATAACGCTTGAGTAGTTGAGTCTACTAAATCATCGTGGTCCCCCGCAGGAAAAGCAGCACACTCTTCTATAAGTTCGTGAGCGTATTTAGTATCAGGAGCCCAAACCATACCTGATTCAAATAGCGGGGTACTAGCGTTGACTCTAGCTACTTTATCGTTACCTTTACTAGGTGTAAAGTTTTGTACGGGTATACCTAAGTTACGCAGTTCTTGAGTTAAGGGTATACCCGTAGCTTTACTTTCTATTATAACTACGTCAGGTTGCCAATCATTATATTGGTCATAGGCTACGGCTTTAAGTTCAGGAAAACTATACCTGCCCTTAACACAATCTAATAGTATGATGTGTGGTACGGTGCCGTCGTAAAACTCCTCACCTAATTGACCCTCAGGGTAAAAAACTCCCCACGTAGTTATAGCTGAGTAGTCAGCCATTGAGCTTTTTAAAAACGCAGTATCGTAACTTTGTATTAAATATTCACAAGGTGGCGGTCTTTCTCTTTCCCAAGTTCTCCACCATTCTCTTTTTATAAGTGCACCTTCCTCGGACGTTGGATTCTGCATATACTGAGCGTGCCATTTAGGTCCACCACGTAAACTAGCTTTTACACTTTCTAGTTCTTTTAACTCCCAGTATTCTGGCCACAGAGCTTTACCGCTAGGTAATATAGCAGGTAATTCTATAACTTCCCACTGGTCAGCTTTAGGGTCACGGGCAGCATCTTTAAGTAACCTACCCGTAAGATCATTAACGTTCCAGCGAGTCATAACTATTACTATGGCTCCTCCTGGCTGTAAACGTTGGCGGGGTCCACTAGTATACCAATCGTAAGTATCTTCCATACTCTTAGGGTTCATGGCATCTTGTTCGGAGTGTGGGTCGTCAATAATAAATAAGTCCGCTCCTCTACCAGCTAACGCACCTCCAACACCCGCAGCATAATACTCGCCTTTTAACTTAGGGTTACTTTTATCTTGCGTCTCCCATTTACCTGCTGCTTTTGAGTCTGGGTTTATTAGTACGTCAGGAAATACTTTTTGAAAATCTTCCGTTAACATCAAGTCCCTAATTTTACGACCAAACTTTACTGCTAAGTCTGCGGTGTGGGTGGCTTGTAGTATTTTTAAACTAGGGTTACGTCCTACTAAGTAAGCGGGGAAGTAATGACTAGCGAACTCACTTTTAGTATGACGCGGAGGCATGTTAATTATTAACCGTTTTATTTTACCTTTAGCTATACGGTCAAACGCTTCCGCCATCTTTTTATGGTGGGCACCGCTAATAAACTGTGGCCACTGGCTTTTAACAAAGTTTAAAAAATTATCTTTACTAGCTTCAACGTCTTGTATTTCTTTTAAACGTTCAGTTAGTTCTAGGTGTTCTTTTAATACGTCTTCGGGGAGATCGCTTAAATCATATTCCATATTTTAACGGCATCATAGTCACTAATCCCCCACGGTTATACAGTATTCTTTTGAGTGCCTCTTTTATTTCTGGGGTTAGGGCTATTTTTATAAATTCATTATTATTGTCGTCCATTATAGTTTCAGCGTTTAATTTTATACCGTATTCGTCTTCTATACGTTTTACGCCTCTTTTAGTTTCTTGACGGTAAAAAGGTGCTAAACCTTGAGCTGTTTCTCCTGGTGTGTAAGGGAGTATTTCACCCTCTGCTTCTTCAAAACTATCCGTTCTATATTTATATTGACGTACTCTTTCGGGTTGTAAACGTTGACCAGTTTGTTTAGCCACTGCGTAATCGTTAATAGGGAAGTATATAGAATCAGCACCTTGTTCTATCGCTTCGTTCATGCTGGTTTTCATATGTAAGGGAAACCATTCTTTAACTAAGGGTATTTTACCTTCAGCTACTTCTTCCCCACCTTTTAATAAAGGTTTTATTAAGTCGTTATAACTACGGTTTATTTCAAAAGTTCTAAACTGTATTTGGTTTTCTAAATCTAAGGCACGGTTGTATTGATCTATTATTTTATTGTCAGCTGCGTTTATTGCACGTTGAACTTCATCAAAACTAGGAGGCGGGTCAACTCCTTCAGTAGCTTCTATAAAGAGTCTACTGTATTTACTTTTTATACCGTCAGCTTCTTTCATACCGCCTCTAAACCCTGCACTTAAAGCTTCAGCTTCTTGTATATTTTTAATTTCATCAGCTCTGGTTTTATTTAAATCTTTAATAGTATCTTTATATTCAGATCTAGCTAAAAACGGAGTTAATTCATAGTCACCTATATAAGTAGGTTGAGCTGAGTCTGCACTATTAAGTATAGCTGATAACGGACCTTGTCTAAGCTCTTCTGATTCTGTAAGACTAAAACGACGTTTTTTACTAGCGTAGGTTACAGCACTTGTTTCCGTATTGTTTCTACCGTAAACGCCTGATTGTCCTTCACCCGCTATATAAACTCTTTCTCCTTCTTCTCCTACTTCATCATAAATAGCTCCCCTTGAGTGGAAAATACGGTTTTTAGTATTATCTAACCCTGGATTGTTCTTAATTATATTGCCTCTGTTAGCGGTTATGTTTACTGACCCCAGACCTACTTCAGGGTGTACGGGGTTATTAAGGGTTACGTACTTAGGGTGGGTATAAGAAAAAGATCTTTCTACTACTGAAACGGGTTTATTTAAAAGTGAGGCTGACAATAAAGAGTCAGGCGTTGTATTAGTGCCAGGCATATTAGGCATATACTTTCCGTGGTGCATGTTTGTGGCTTCTCTAACTAAAGCGTCAGGGTCGTTCATGTAGTTTTCTTTAAACACAGGCGTATTTTTACCCATATCGTCTAATAGTTCTTGTTTCGTGGCTTTTTTACCACGTAAACTAGATGAAACAAAGTCATCAAACTGTTCAGTGATACTGTTACGTAAACTAGGTGGAGCAGTACTTATAGTGTTTTTTATTAAATCTTCAACGTTATATTTTTTATTAGCTTTAGGGAAAGTAAGGTTAGTAGCTAATCTAAACTCTGCGTTACTGTTAAAGTTAGTTCTACTAAAGGTGGGCAACCCGCCGACTATTTCAAACCCATCTACTTCTATATCACCAAAGTCTGGGTTAGTATCAGTAGTTTGTACTTTAGTAGCGGTTACTGTGGGTAAGGGTTCTACTTTAGGTTTTACTTTAGGTTTAGGTATTTTAGCACCACCAGGAATAGCAACTGATAACGCTTGTATTAAACTACCTAGTCCTGGGCTACCTTTTTTCTCTAAATCCTTACCTTCTAAGTAACCTAGTATATTACCACTAACTGGGGCAAAAGCTAATACATTAGCTGTGTCTTGTCCAGTTGACATAGCTGAGCGTTCATCTTCAAATACGTAAGGCAGTTTTAATAAACCTTTACCAATAAGGTTGCCAAACTTTTCAGTAGGTCCAGGGTCACGGGGTAACGCTTGAGAGTCAGGCGGAAAAAATCCAGCTGGTGCCTTACTCATATCCTCGAGCATGTTTTTATACTCTTCTTCGCTTTGATATTTAGCTAAACTATTTAGTAGATTCTCTATCATCTTTGATTTTACTAAAAAACTCCTTACGTGCTCTCTTCAAGTTTACTTTATTCTGCATAATTATACTAGGTTTAGGAGTACTGTTGTGTTTTTCATCAGGGTGTGACCAAAACCACATAGCGTTAGGTCGCTCGTCATCTAAATCTTCAAGTATGGTTAGTAGTGAGTCGCGAGACGTCGAGGAGGGACATTCAAACATAATAGCGTCATACTGGTCTATTACCTGATAATATTCGTCTATTAACTGTGGATCGTAGTCAAATACTAATAGTTTACCGTTTTTATAAGAAGGAGCTGAATAAGGGCAGTCTTCTTTTATAGATTCAAAATATTCAGTGAGACGTTTAGACATCTCAATATTATAAAAAAATTTTGCAAAAAATTTTAGGGTATAGCGTTCTAGTTCAAAACATAATTTATATAGTAAATGAGCGTGAAAATCTTAGCTACGGCTACTTATATACGTTAACCTCATTAAGGGGGGTGGGGGTCAATCTGTGTGTCTCTCTGTGTCCGAGCGAAGCGAGGACTCCGCAGGTCCTTCAGTTGTCCTCGGTGCACGGTCGCTGTGTCTTTCTCCTAAAGTAAAGTTAAAGTAAACCTGCGTCTCTGTGCGTCGCCGTAGGCGACGCCGATCAGTCGCCCGTAGGGCGACGCGATAGTAAGTACTTACTAACTTTTTTGGGTATAAAAAAGGGGAGTATAAACTCCCCTAACTCGGCTGGGTAGTACTAGCTTTCTAGTACTATAGCTCCCTTCTTAATATCGTAGTTTAAATGGCTACGGTAATTATTACTACCGAATAACGTAGTATATATTTCTACTAAGTCATTACGGGTTTTTGCCTTACTCGCTTTTTTAAGGCGGGTCTGGTTAAAGTTAGCTCCCTCAACTCTAGCTTTACTAACGTCAACCGTAATCACGGCTGGGTTAGGGTTAGCGTTAACGGACACCGATTTAGTTTTAGTATTAGACATTTTTACCTCCTGGGCTTAGCCCTAATTAATATATAATACCCTATTATATTAGTCCAAAGTATAGTAAAAGTAAAGCCCTATATACTAAAAAAGTCCCTTTATTTTTTGAGCGGATTTAGGGTGACCAGGAGCGAAGTACAACAAGATCATGATCATGATCATAGTTCCTTGTGTCTTTGTCTTTGTGTCTTTGTCCTTGGTCCATGGGCTATTGGCTATTGTCTTTGGATCATGATCATGATGTCTTTGTCTTTGGTCGGTGTCCTTGGTCCGTGGTCCATATATTTTGGTTCGTGGTGCGTGTCCCTAGGTTTTCTCAGTTCTGCCTATATAGAGAACTGTTATTCGGTTTATTCTATTACCAAACCTGCTACATGTTTTATGGTTAGTGTTACCAATAATTACCCATCAATAAGTTATTGTCTTCAAATAGGCAATAGGTCGGTAATAGGGTAGCCAATAGCCACGATAAAAGGACTAGAGTAGAGCTTTACAGCTCCGTGACTATTGGCTTATTAGCTAAATAGAAAACTTTTACAGTTTTAGAAAACTTTTTTTCCACAGCCAATATATAAGAAACAGCTTTACTTAGGTTTTTCTCCTGGGTCAGCATTAAAATAAATATGGTCTTCATCAGCAGGGTCAACTTGGTCAGGGTAATTTAACCCCCTTACCTGTTCATCTTTTTCAATCCTGTATAAGTTAGCAGAATGTCGAAAGTCAGACTTAGCTGTATCATCGTAAAAATAATGGGCTACATAGGTGTAGGTTTTATCCTCGTATACCCATATGCCTATACCATTAATAGCTCCCAACTCTTTAAACTCATCCATATAGTTGTTTAACGTATCGGATATATAGTAGGCGTCGTCCGTAGCACGGTCATCCTGCCAATTAAATTTATTTTGTAATTCACTCATGATAATCCTCAGCTTCATCACGGACTATAGTGGTTATATCAGTAATCTTCACCACGTTTACGTCAGTATCACCTAGGGTGCTACGGTCGTTTACTTGGTCTGGTGCGCAGTTCTCTGTTAAGCGTTTAGCGTGTTCAGGGCTGTCTGCTTCTATCAACATGTGATGAGTTTCTGTTACTTTTACCTCAACTTGGTATATTTTATTCATTAGGTTCCTCCTTTTATTAAATAACCTAGTATTATAATAGCCCTAGTCAAAAGGTATGGGGTGGTTACTCCTTAATAAAATAACCATCTTTTAGAACGCCTTTACGGTCTTTTATTTCTTCGTAGGCTTTACTTAAACACTCTTCAACAGTAAGGTCGTGCTGATAGGCAATAACTATCAACACAACCATACAATCCCCTATTGAATCTACTAAGTCCCACCTGTCTTTCTTACTAAACGCTCTAGCTAACTCACCTACTTCTTCCGTGAGTTTTATTAACTGTGCACTCTTAGCTTCATTGTCTTTGGCGGACAAAAGACCTCGGTCTTCTGCCCACGTCACTATGTCCATAATAGTAGAGTGTCTAAACTCGTTATCCTGTTTCATAGTCCTTACCGTTTATTAAATCTGCGTACAGTTTATCAAGAGTGTCTTTAGCCACTAACTCGTACTTATGGTTTTGTTGATAATTATCACTCACCCCAGTATACACGGACATAATTTCCACTACTGGGTTGTAGTTAGGCTCTTCGGCTTTATTAAAATCCTCTACGTAAATATTGTAGGCGTATTCTATATCACCGTGTACCTCGGGCGACGGAGTAAAGTATTTATGCCCTCCGTTATCTGGGTGCATCATAAACCCTAATACAAACTGGTCACGCACACTGGCTACGGTAATAGGTTCTACTTCACCAAAATTAGTATCAACGTAAGAGCAGGTGGTAAACTTAACTTGGTCAGTACAATATAATGACGCGTTGGATAAAAAACCTAAAGCACCCGACGGATAACCGTCATGGTGCTTATAAATGCTTATAGGGTTTCTATCCGTAGCTCCCTCAGGGGAAGCTACAGAATGAAACGTATAAACCGCTCGTGTAGACATTAGTTTATCTCCTTACCCGTAGGCAACGGCATAAACTCAAATCTAGGCTCTACGCTAAACCCTTCATGCATAAACTTAGTGTAGCTCACTAACTCGTCATACATGTCTGAGTCAATATCCGTAGTATTACCTTCTTCGTCATAGTTACAAACTACAACGTTACCAGCCAACGGTTGAGGGTACATGGGCAATAAACTATACCTAGTGTCCTCTCGGTATAAACCGTTGTCATCTACTATAGCCATATGCTTGTCACTCAACGTAACTATATCAATTAAACTACAATCAATTAGTAGTTTGACTCCGCCTAATATCGACCCGTGAGAGTCAGTAGGGATAGTTTGATAAACTACCCTCTGCTCAAACGGGTCAACCAGCGCAACTTTAATATTCTTTTTATCACTCATCGTCATCACCTTCTGGTAATTCTACGGGTGGGTTTTGACGCTTCTCGGTCATAGAATCAAGGTCAACACGGTCAATACCGTCACTCCTTACGGGCATATCACCGTCAATGTTAGCTTCAATAGTAACGTCGTAAGAGTCAACGTATAGGTTGTCCCTAAAACACTCAAAGGCTTCACTTAGCTCTTCCTTGTGCACGTAGTCATTAATATTAAAGTCAACGTGGGTTACCGTTGATATACTATTAATACGCCCTTCAAGGTCGTTGAGCCTTACTTGTAAGTAGTCAAACATATCGTCAAGCGCATCTAGTACTTTACCCCTGTTGGGGTTTTGTTTATTAACATATCCGTTATCGTTAGACATAATTTTTTCCTCCTGGGTGTGACCCTATATAAATTAACTAACTATTAAATAATAGGTAAGGTGGGGTTTGATGTAAACCATGGTCAAAATATTTTACGCAATATTTCGATGGTCTCTTTTGAGTAGCCTTGTAGGTGTTTAGGTACGTTAACTTCTTCAGTTAACGCTACTATTCCTGTTTCACGTTTACCGCAATCTTCACACTCTAATACGCTTTCTAATACTCCGTCTTTGTTTATTTTATAGCTGTTAGCTATATTCTCGTGTTTACAATCTGTGCTCATATGTCCTCCTAACTACATATATGTAACTTGATTTTTCCTAGTTTTCTTAATATAACGGATATTAAAATCCGCACCATACGGTAGCAATATACTTTCAATGATACTTAAAAGTATTTCCTCATCAATAACTTCTGACATGTCGTTACTATTAGTTTTCCTCACTGCTCTAAGCATGTCTTTATTTAACTCCAACATATCAGTAAACTCTTTTTCCATTAGTGGTTGAGTAGTAGCCATGTGTTTTAAATGTAGGTTCAGTAACCTCAATACTCTTATCACGTGAACTTTTTTCATACTACCTTCCTATAGTTTCTAAATCATTGATAGTTATAAATTGGTAAGCACCTTTATTATAGGCTGGGGCTACTTGTTTTCTACGCTTACTAGCGAGTATTTGTGCAGCCATCTCACCACATTCTAAGCAGGTTATATAACCTAGCTCCGCTCTACCCTTAGGCATGTCCTCTTTACATAACTTACACTTACTCATTAGTAGTTTTACTCAGTGTATCTAGTAAAGCAAACTGCTCTAAAGCTAGTTTAACCATAACAAAGCTACCATAAAGTGAGTTACACTCTAAAGGGTCATTGTTATTATTAATATAATATTGTACAGCTTTTTCTAAAGTAGCTATAGACTTATTAATATCTTCATTCATACTTAGTCCTCCGTAATAAATTAAGTATAAGTAAAGTATATTAAACGTCAAATATGATCACTAGGTATTATCAAAATCTTCAACCGTGACGTTAAACATATGAATAAACCTACTGAATAATTCATTAGGCTCTTTAACGTGCGGAGTTAAAAAAGCGTCGGTTGAGTGTGTTTCTTGTAGTGTGTATGTCTTTACCTTGCCCTTACGGTTACGTAGAGTTGCTTTACTAATAGCTTCTTGATACGTATCAGCTTCTATCTTGTGCATCTCAACTTCTATAGTGGTATACGGGACATACCATGTCTTTGTCTTTTCTTTGGTTATAGGTTTTTTGAGTTTTTTACCGTTGCTGAATAATAAGGTTAAAGCCATATGAATATATTACCTTCTATTGCTAATAAATAAAAGAGCGGGTCAAACTAATCTACTACGACGTCTTGTAGTACTCTGCTAAAATATAGGTAAAGACAGAGCACTCCGTTGGTGTCTTCAATTAGTTCAACCCTAATTTAAAAATCGGTGGTTCTACTATGACATAAAAGAATAATAACGAAGCGTACTTCTTCGTTGGTGTCTTCAAACCACCTAAATTATAAACCGATATCAAATAGTAGGCAGTTTATAACCTAGTTATAGGTTAGTTAAATTGTATAAGGATGTAAAGTATTATTTTACGAGGTTTCTGAATCACCTTCTATGATAGTGCCCATTGGTAATATACCTCCAGTCTCATAGTAAAGTTCTTTTAAACGGTCTAGTATTTGTTCTTTATCCATAGTCTCTACTTTATTCACTACTAGCTCACTACGGTTAATGTATAATCCTGCTGCTTTACCCCTAGCTACTTCTGCAGTAACGGCAGCAGACCACGCACCATTACGCATAGCTCCCTCACGTATGTCTTTTAAATCTGTAAGGTGAGTAGATAAATCAAGTTCTACTTTTTTGGCTGCTTTTTTCTGTAAGGCTTGTATACGTTGGCTTACTAAAGGGTTGGCTTTACTGTCAAGCACACTACCCGCTCTAGCTGCATTCTTTTCGCTATAACCTGCTTTTTGTGCTGCGTCTTTCTTGCTCATACCTTTAGCTACGTTTTGTGCGTATTTTTCTTGGCGTGGGGTTAACTTCTTTTTCTTCATCTCCAACCTTTCATACCTAACATAAACTTACCTGCGGTATCCCTCAAGTTTTCAGGTATTAATTTACGTCTACGGTATCTTTGTGTACTACTGCTTTCACCCTTGTTTTCTATTATAGCTTCATGCATAGTTATTAAAGCGTCGTGAACTCTTTTATTCTCATATTCACGCCTAGCCACTTTATCACGTTCTTCAAACTGCTCTGCTAAACCAAGTATACCATGATCCACACGGTAATCGTTACTACGGTCAATAATATTAATATCATCTAGGTGTGCTCCTAAAAATTGTTTACGTAATCCTTCGTATATTCTACCGTCTTTTTCTGATACTTTAGCTCTACCTACTTGATACGGACTTTTATTTGGGTTACATTTTTCACAAACAACTATACCTTCTTTTCTGTACCTGTAGCCTATCTTACCCTTACAGCGTACACATCTAGTATTATCTGTATTTTCTATAGTCTCCATACTCTTAACTTACGTTCATCGTCACTGTCTTCTATTCTAGTAGTGTACTCAAAATCGTGTCTACTAGCGTATCTGCTCAAAGCTATACGTATTCTTTGTATATCTAACGTGTCTTCTACAGGATAGCCAATACTATGACCTCTCTCTTTTAATAAATGAAAATCGTATTTATTGTTATATATACGTGTTTCTGGTAACGGTATATCTGTTTCTAATTTATACATTATTTATTGTCTCTCCTATCTAAAAACTGTTTAATAAACTCTCTATAGTTTCTAGCTTTACTAGAATATATGGCTTGTACTTCTTCAAAGTCTGGGTGTGAATCATCACACTTTAAACCTTTAGAGTTTATTTCTTTTATGCGTTTTTCTTTCCACTTAGGTTCTACGCTTTTATTACTTAACATATACTTTACTATACCTATATTCGGTATTGATGTAAAATCTTTTTAATGAAGTCTTTCTGGTACTACCTTAATTCTTACAAAGTGAAAGGTGCTTTTCATGGTGGTGTTGGTTATGGCTTGTAGCATAGTTGTTAATAACTCTGTTGAGTGTTCTGCTAACCACTCATGTATGTTATCGGTGGCTATGTATAACATGTGTTCTTTATTGACTTGTAGTTCTAGCCTGTATGGATGGAACTTGCCTGTAAACTCTGGGTCAAAGTATTTTATTTCCCATATAGTTTCGTATTTACTTGTATTTCTTTTTACCATCTACTGTTTTATACGCCTTGATATAACCTAACTTTATATCATATTTAATGTCATTGATATCTAATTCAGTGAACTTTAATATATTGGCTATAGTGGGCTCACCTTTATTAACATCAACATAGTTAGTAAGTCTATTCTTTATGTTTTGACTCAGTGGGTTTTTATCAGTACGCTCTATTAACCAGTCAGTGTCCCAAGGGTCACGACCACGGACAGTTTTACAGTGGTTATTGGGTTTAGGTATATCTACCTTTTTAGTTTGAAATATATTTTTCATATCGGTGTCCTCCATACATACCGCTTTTTTATAACCTAAATTATATAGTTTTATTTGTGCTTCTTTATGACTATCAAAACTTTTTACTTTTCTTTTTACAAGGGTGTTGTATATCTTTAAATACTGTTTTAGCGTATCTCCAGGAGCCATAACGTTAGGGTCACCCACAAATATACCACCGCCTTTGAGCTTGTGCATCTCGGACATGGTGTGTTTTATAACTCTTTTGTAGGTTTCGTCAGTGAAGTATATAAAGTTTATTTCCGCCATGAATCGTATATCAATAACCCTAATAAGCTCAGTGTTAACACCACACCAAAAGTAACAACACTAGCTAAAAGTACATCTAACAACATTTAAAAAAACTCCTCATAATTAACCGTAGCCTCTCCCCAGCTGTTACCTATTTCTGCGTCAACTAAGTTAGGCACTTTTATTTTTACACAATCAGACATAATTTGTATTATCTCTTCACATTGTTTTTTATCAGCTACAGATATATCTAGTTCATCATGTACTTGTGTGTGAGGTAGGTAGCCCTCTTTATATAAATCAACCATGGCTTTTTTAGTCATGTCTGCTGCTGACCCTTGTATTAATCTATTCATAGCTTTATATGTAAAAGCACGTTTAACTTTTTCACCGTAACGCTCTACTGCCTCTTCATACGGGTACGGAGTTTTACGTTCAAAGGTGGGCTCAAATAAATTAAACCTACACTTACGACCTAGTAACGTAACAATGTAACCTCTATTACTGCCTAACCTAGCACACTGGTCACGTAGTCCACGGATAAAAGGAACTCTACTGTGGTAAGTTTCAAATAACTCTTCAGCTTCTAACGGTGATATACCTAGCTGACTTATGAGCTTGTCTTTACCCATACCGTAGCTTAGTCCTAAATTAATAACCTTAGCTTCCTTACGGCTTATATTAGCCATATCTGCTACTATTTGGTGAAAGTCTGCGTTTTTATTTCTATACGCATCTACCGCATCGTCAGCACCTTTTTGTTGTGTTGCAGCTGAATAGTGTACAGTAAGTCTAGGCTCTTGTTGTGAGTAATCAAAACATCCCCAATAATGATCTTTTTCAGGTACAAACACACTACGAACTAAAGGTCCAATCATATCGTGTCTAGCTGGTACTTGTTGTAAGTTAGGGTTAGAGCTACTAAATCTACCCGTGACTGTACCGCCAGTATCACTACGTAACGGGTGTAATTCACCATGTATTCTACCGTTTACGCTATGTTCTAATATCATCTTATCTATAAAAGTAGTTCTAGCTTTATTGAGTTTACGTGCTCTACCTATGTCTTTAGCTAATTTACTGTCATGACTTTCTAACCAAGCTGAAGTAAAGCTAGGTGCGTTGAGTTTAGGGCTACGTGGATAACTTAACCCAGCTCTGTCAAACACTGTAGCAACAGAAGCTGCAGCCCACAGGTCAGGGTAAACTCCATGTTCTTTTTTAATATTGGTCAATATATTTACTTCCTCTTTCTTTAATTGTTTACCCACCTTTTCAGCTTTATCTAAATCTACTGGTACACCCTTATATCTCATCTCTAGTAGTATCGGTATGAGGCTAGTTTCTAATTCATATATAGCTTCAACGTTTTCTAACCTTAGTAGTTCTTTAAATATTTCCCATAATTTTAAAGTGAGTGCTGCATCTTGTTCAGCGTAAACACCAACATACTTAGCTGGTAATTTCCACATATCTTTTTTAGGGTCAAGCCCGTAAGCGGATGCTGCCTCTTTTAGTAAACTCTCATCCTTTACCTCGCCTACATATCTTTCCCCTAGTTTATTTAGTGAATAACCGTATTGATTCTCATCTATAAGAGGTGCCGCAAACATAGTGTCATGTACCTTACCGTTTACTTCTATACCTATACGTTTTAGCCAACCTAAATCATATAGAGAGTTATGAAATATTTTATCGTTATTGTAAGACAGTTGTTTAGTTAACCACCTTTTTATTAAGCCTTCATCTAGGTTACCACCACCCTTATGACCTATAGGAAAATAATAACTAAAGTCTTTAGTAGCTACAGCTATACCAGTTACGTGACCAGTATCAGCGAATGCCCAAGATGGACCATGAGACAGGAGCAAAGGGTCATGTGTCTCAAGGTCTATGGCGACTTCCTGATAATTACTTAACTCAGGTAAGTCGCTAGGAGGAGACCAATCCACCTCGGGCGTGAACAAAGACATAGGAACTTGTGTTAGGTCTTGCATCTTTTTCTTAATTCTGTACTACTAAACGTGTGTTTTCTTTCGTTATAATAAATTCTTTTACTGTGTAAGCCTTCAAACTCTTCCTTACCAGTAAAGTCTTTGTTATAGTATTCTTCACCTATAATCCTTACGTCCCACGGAACAGTTCTAAGTATGTTTAATAAATCTTCTTCGGTTGAATAAACTAACACATCATCAACATACCTACAGGCTTTTACTTGTAGTTGTCTTTCTAGTAAACTCTGTACTGGTTTATTTTTTTCTTTATTCTCTTTACTGGGGTCAACGTGTATACAGGCTGTTAAAAAATCACATTGTTCATTAGCTTCCCGTAGCATACTTACATGCCCAGCGTGGAATAAATCAAACGCACTAAAAGTTATACCCTTAATCATTTTTATCAGCGGTTAATTCCTCTATCATATGGGCTTCAACTAATAATAGATATCTACGTAAGTCACGTATATCATCTAGTACACCTGTGCTACTAGGGTTTTTAGCTATGGCTGAAAACACGTCATAACCTTCTTCCTTACACTGGTTTTCTAACCTGTCCCACTTACGAGCCAGCATCATAAAAGCACCTACGCCACCTCTACTACGCCAACTGTCACCATACGTTTTTTGGGCTAACTCTAAATGGTTAGTATCTTTTACACCTAATTGTGCTATTAAATTAAAATCACTACCTTCTTTCATATTTTCTCCTATTATTAAATACCTGTCCTAAAAGTTAAGTTTATACGTTCTGTAGCATGTTCCATAGGTAGTACCGCATGAGTAGAGCGCATCTGACTATGACCGTCAAAGATTATGACGTCACCATGTTCCAGTATGTAGTTAGTTGCTGGCGGTGTGTTGTAGTAACAATCAAACTTAACTTCACTAGTGTCTGTCTTTTCTTTTATATCGTAATGATATTCACGCCACTGAAAAACTCTAGGACCACCAAAAGATATTGATACTACTAAATCATCTAACGTGGGTACTGTATCGCTGTGATGCGGTAAACCTTTACCGTCTTCACCGTAATACCCACAAAGACAAAACGTACACTCTTTATTTATTAACGCTTCTACGCCTAACCTTATTTTATACATAGGCGTAGTCCACGGTGTAGGCTCATAGGTTTTACCCGCATACGTAAACGTGCTACTACCGTATCCCTTAGTAGGTCTACCTACCACTTTTTTACCGTTAAACTCACGTATAGTAGGCTCGTCCCAGTCTTTTATATTGGGGTCACTGTTTTTAAAATGTCCTTTAATAAACTTAATCATATCTGTCTGCACATATTTTTTCTTTACCGTAATAACACCACTTACATTTAAAACTACTAGGGTTAGCTGGAAACTCTTCAGCAGTGGTCATAATAATAGCACGGTCATTTATCTTTTCTTTACGTGCTTTTATACTGTCTCGGTTATACATGTAACGTTCTATTTTATTATGATCTAAATACCACATCTCCGTTACTATAGTTTCTACTTCTGGATATCTAGCTAACACAACCGCACCGTATAATTCACACTGTTCTCTATGGCTTTCTTGGTTACCTTCATACTTACCTGTTTTAAAATCTATAACTCTAGCTTGTGTAGGCTGACTAGCGTCGTGTACAAAAGCATCGACTTTAGCTCTGCCCCATGTGTCTGGGTCAAACCAACCTGTAGTTAACCACTCTTTATCAAAAGCCCAATCACCTTCACATATCACTGAGCCTTCTAAATACATTCTACGTAACTCATCAAAACCCATTTGAAAATCTTTAAGCTGTGTAGTTGGTAGTTCATCTATGTGACCTCTTATATAATTCTCACAGTTTTTATGAACTTCTTTACCACGTTCCATGTATTTATTTCCTGGCTCTCTTATCTTTTTAACTGAGCTGTAGTAGGCTTTTTTAGGGCAACCCTCATACGTAGTTAGTCTACTGTAAGACCACTGAGGTATTTTACCACTCATTTTAACCTTCTATTAATCCAATCAAAACCTGCTAACGCCCAATCACCTGCTTCACAACACTGTACTTCATGTAAACTAAAGTCATACTCTTTTTGTTTATATAAGTACCAAGCGTCTTGTAGGGGACAAGCGACCTTAGTGAAAAAAGGGTCATCAAAAAACTTATCACCAAAAGCTACTCTGTTTAAAAACTTATGTAAATCTGCAGTCCATGTAGGTATATCAGTGTTGATCATCTTGTATGGTTTAAGTGCTTGATTGTTATATGGGTTATTATAATGTTTCATAGAGTAAAAATCAAACGCATCTTCACGTTGTAGGTCTTGATACATGTCATTAAATATGTTAGTATACACATGAAAGCTATCACTAATTTGATAATACTTACCTACTTCAATACCTATAGCACTGGCTACATATTCCTGTAATATGGACATATGTACTACGTTAGCTCCAAAAGTACCCCATATAACGTCGTTAGACCTATTACTAACGGTCATATTAAGCTTACCGTCCCTAACCTTAAAGTATATGGCGGTATTACAAGGTACGTCCTTACAGTCCCTACCTAAGTCCTGACTAGCGTCCCACATTTGTAGTACACACCTACGACTATTAGGGTTAGATCTTAATTCACTTACTATTAAATCTAATTGATTTTTACCAAAGTGTTTTATCCACCTGTAACCGTAAGCACCCCATAAAGTTTCACCGTCATCACTGTATTCTTCCATACGCTTATTATATCTTTTTACGTATGCTAAATCATTACGACCCTCTAACATCCATAAACTTTCCATAAAATGAAAGAAAGGGTTAGCGTCTCGTATCTCTTCAAATAAAACTCTTTCTGTAGGGTTGTTATAAACAGTGGTTACAGGAGTAGGACACTCTAGTGTTTCCCCTACCCTACTACCTATAACCACATGGTTATTTTTAATTAAGTCAAGAGCTTTGATAAACCCATCATTAACGTTTTGACAATTTATTACTTGCATTAGAATAATCCTCCTTGTTTAAAATCTGGGCTACTATTAAATGCCCTTTTCCATTGTACTTGTACGTCTTTACGAGGCATACCGTTCCAAGCTGTTTTAGTTTCTTTTTCTACTATTTTAACAAACTCAGGATGTAGGTTGTGTAAACGCTCAGCACCCTCATTATGCACATCTATGGTACGCCACTCACTACAACCACCAGCAGCATTAGAACTTTTTTGACCTTGTGCGTAATAGTAGCTTATCTTACTTGGTTTACCTTGACGTAATAATTGTAGGTTAATATCAAAGTCTTCCATAACTTCTACCCTACCTAACTCAACGTCATCAAACATATCTAGGTTATACCCTAATACTCTCATGTATCTTGTGTTTTCTACGGCTAAGTGTTCTACCCTGTTATTACCTTCCCTAGCACTCACTCCTACGTGAGCGTAAGTATCTAACCAAGTATCTAATAAACCGAATAAAGCAGGGTACTCATCAGGCTCTAAGTAACGTAAATGCCAATCATTAGTAGACTTACGTATATAAAAACGTAAGTCATCATCTAACATAACTATTTTATTGTCCGTAGTGTTTTCGTGTATGTATTGACGCTTTTTAGATATACCCTTTATGTCTTCAGGTACTACCATATACTCACAGATATATTTATAATGACCGTCACTATTTACGTACTGTTCCTCCTCATCAGCGTCTATTACTAATACAACGTTTTCACGCATACTCTCAGGGAAAAAAGACAACGTTACTTGGTTGTCAGCCCTGCCTCTGGTAGGTATATAAATTTTCACAATAACTCCTCCTGTAGTTTAGGTTTATATTTAGCACGTGGTTTACCTTGACCTAACCGTACTCTTTCATACTTATCAAACTCACATAAACAATGTTCTATATCCCTCATCTCTAACGGTAAAGGAGCCATGTTACATAACTCTAGTAACTCTCTCATCTCACTGATTAATTGTGATTTAGGTATGCTTTTTTCTAACGGTCTACGGTGTATCCTATTTAGTCCACGTTTAGCTCCTGGACCAGGATTAGCCCACGTCATTATATCTTCAGCGTTTTCTAAGTGTTTAGTGTGTCGTAAATCAGTAACTACTTCATACGCCATAAAACCACTAAATCCAGGATACGGTAGATAACGTTTCCATGTTTCTTCTAATGAGTTAGGTATAATTCTAGGAGGGGACTCGTAGAGTGGGGTGAGAATTTTATCCACTGTTTGCTCTACTTTAGTCCCTCCTAAGGTTCCCGTTAACATATAGGCACCTGTATAAACTTTTTCTTTTCTATCCATTCTACCTTGCATTATAGCTTTAACTCTACTAGGGTTCCAATGTTCAGGGAAACCTATATCCTCTAATGTCTCTGGCCAATTGATTTGCCTAGCCATAGCCATAGCGAACGGTAAGTTAGGGTGGTCAGCGTAAGGCTCACGCCAGTTTTCCCTTATCCATATAGTAACTCTATCTAGTTCACGGTACACGTTACAAAAACTATATTCTTTTAATATAAGGTCATCAGTCCAAGGATAAGCTTGACCTTCAGCTCTACGTTCGTATATGCTGTGACGCTCTATCATATAGTTATTAAAATCAGTTTTAGGGTAATTACTCATATAGTCCACCAACTTGGTTGTCTGTCAGGTATTTTGTTCCACTGTGCGTAAGTTTTTTCATTTACTACGTAATCACGGTAAGCTTGCACTGGGTCATCATTTTTATATTGATCGGGCATAGCTTGTGGTAACTCAGTCATATCAGCTATCTTTATACCTTTAGGTAGCTTACCTAACTCTTTAGCTAACTTAGTAAACGTTAAGTGTTCACGGTTATACCTACTTTCATACTCGTAACATAAGAAAATAAAATGATTATATAACCAAGTATAGTTATCACTAGTTTCCCTAGTCCATATAGTGCAAGGATGATTTTTATAGGCAGTTTTATAAATACCACGGGCATCACAATATTCATCACCTGAGTGTATACGGTGTGCGGTACTAAGCATTTGAGCTGACTCTAAAGGCATCTTAACCACTAACTTATCTGGTAAGTAACTAGCAGCATATGCTGGGTCTTCATGTACGTAAAATATATTCATAGTCTATAGTCTCTGTAGCGTTCACGCTTTTTCTTGCAAGCTACGTTACTTAGCCAAGTCACTTTAAAACTAGGTACGTAAACGCATATATAAAATTTTAGTAAACGTCTAGTTAAATGTAAAGTTAAATCCATAGATTAAACTCCCTTCTAGTTTTACTAGATATAATGTGCAGATGTTTCTTAGTTCTAGTTACGCCTACGTAAAAAGCACGGCACTCATCGTCTGGGTTTTTATACAGTTCTTCATAAGTACGGTTAGCTAAGTCTGTTAATAAAATTACGTTATCACACTCACCACCCTTTATAGCATGTATACTACTCAATCGTATACGTATCTTCATAGTTTTTTCACCTTTACGTAAACAAGATATAATGTACTCTTTTTGTGCGTCACCTAGTAAATCAAAACACTGATGCCATATTTTATCTACCATTAAACCATAATCTTTTTTTAAATCATTAATACTTAGCTCTACTTTAGGGTCAGCTTGTTTTAGAGTTTTAAAACCTTTCTTTACACCTACGCCAGACCTCATGTAGTTATATATTTTTCTAACTTCATCTGCTTTTATTTTTTCCCCTTTACGTAAACGTTCCCAATCTTTAATAGCTTGTATTAACGTTTCGCTTACTGAGGCTTTATTGTTTTTATAATAAAAATAACCAACAGCTTTTAAATAATTCTCTACGTCGTTTAATAAGTAATTATTCCTAGCTAACACTAACCACTCACCTTCTGACATATCTATATGCTCAAAACTTTTGTGGTAACTTACCTCACCTTCTTCCTCACGTGGTAGCCAAGTTTTAGGCTTTCTGTTTTGTATTCTGTTTACTATCTTAAAAGCTACATCATGTACTTTTTTAGGCACTCTGTATGATTGTTCTAAATAGATAGTGTTGCCTTTTAAATTTATAAACTCATCTGTATCAGCTCCTGCCCAAGTGTATATAGCTTGGTCATCATCACCAGCAAAATAAACATGTTCAACATCTTGAGCTAATTTATAAATACACTGCCATTGTAGTTGTGATAAATCTTGAGCTTCATCAACTATGATAGCAGTAAGATTAGGTTTATTTTTAAAATTTAAAAAACCAGATAACATATCTGTGTAATCTTTTAAAAAATGTTTTTCTTTATAATCTAAATAACTTTTACAGAACCAGTCAAAATGTATCCAGCTTATATTATAACCAGAACGTGACCAAGACTCTTTATAATCAACGCACATATTACGTGCCATGTTTTCTAAAAATAACATTTGATCACCTTTGCTACTTAACGCCATATAATTTTCACCGTCCCAAGCACTACTGATTCTTTCACCAACTTGTTCACTAAACACCCGTAGTTCTTTACGGTCTAGTATGTCTGCTGTTGTTAAACCCTGCCAATAATAACAAAGGGAATGTATAGTTCTAAAATACGGTAGCTCATCTTTATCATAATCAAATTTATCCATAGCCCTTACTAAAGCCTCGTTTGCAGCTTTTTTAGTAAACGCTAAGTAACCTAACTCAGAAGGACTCACACCGTCTGTAAATAGCTTATCGACGGTATTTAATAGGTAAGTAGTTTTACCCGTGCCTGGAGGTCCAAGAACAATGTTAGGTTTCATAATAAATCCTTTTCAAAGTCATGACCGTCTAACGTTTCATCTCTGTACTCAAACGCTTTTATAAACCAAACGTTAGTACCTCTACCTTTTATATTCCAGAATTTAGTTTTAGCTTTTAAGTCTCTTAGTTTACTGGCTATCTTATTAGTTTCTAGTTCAGTAAACCTGTGCTTTAATAAATATTCTCTTAGGTCTTTTATTCTAAAATACGTTACACCTTCTTCTGTAAAAGGCTTACCTAATAATATTTCTTCACGTGTACCAGCTTGTGCTACATCAGTACAAAAAGATTCTAGTAATTCTAAAAACTGTCCCTCAGTAGATATGTCTGAGCTAACTTCTATTATCTCCATACCTGAGTCCATTAATGATTGTATTTGTGCTTGCCATGCTACCTCTTTCATTTTAGGTGGCATCAAGTTTAAAACTTCCATACAGGCTCTTTGAAACTTAGTTTGATTTTGTAGTTGTTCTGTGGTTAACTCTAAACGTTTATCATCTATAGATAAAAACCACAAAGGCGGAGCTGAGTTAAGTTTAGCTAAACTAGAAAACATAGGAGTAGTATTACCAGCACCCACACCAAACTTACACATTCTGCATTTAGTAACGTCACAGTATGAACGTATAGGCTCATCACTACATTTATAGTTATAATCTTTTTTCTTTAAGGTACTTATTAAACCCAACACTTCTTGTGCAGGTAAAGGCGGTATTACGAACTTACGGTTATAATCTTCTATCTCACTTTCCCACTCATCAGGTACGGCTTTTTTAAGATACACACCTACGTTAAATAAACCGTTATTACGTGTACCCTCAGGAAAACCTTGTTTTAACAATGTTTTTAAACACGGTGGTCCACCCTCAAGCTCATCAACTTCTGGTACAGTTAGTTCTTGTAACTCATCTAAAGTTAAACTACGTTCATTACTTAAATTTATAAACTGAATAGGAGTTAAAGCTATACCACTACTAGGATCAAAGGCGTACCTAGTAGATGTACCACCTTGAAAGTACGGCATGTTTAACCAACTACCTATATCACCTCTGTCAACTAAGACCTCTCTTTGTTTAGGGAATATTTCAACTCCTCCGTAACCTAACCCTGCTGATAACTCTCTAAGTTTATCTTGCATCTCACCCGCAGGTACAAACTCTTTCATGAAACAAAACACATGGGCACCGCCACTTTTTGACCTACAAACTATTAAGGGTAGGTTAAAATCTTCTATCTTTTTTACTAACTTAGGGATATCAAGTGAGTATGTATCAATATCAATAACACCCCACTTAACTTTATTTTCTTCGTTGATGGGTATAATACCTAGTCCTATTATGCCCTCTAAATGATTCTGCCAATTTTTTAATGAAGCACCTACGGTCTTGATTGTTTTAGCTACTCCTTGTTTCTTTTGACCGTTATTATTTTCCTCTACACTAAATGTACCATGAGCTCTTTGCGATCCCATAAATAACTCATTAAATGCTGTAGGTAGCTCCAACGTTTCTCCTTAAAAAAGGGGAGTAAAAACTCCCCTTTGTAATCTATATTAAAATGGTTGATCTGAGGTTTCAGATTCTGTAGATCCGCCAAAGGACATACCACCAACCGATGCAGCAAAACCTTTCGCTGCTTCATAGTAAACCATTTCCTCTTGTGATAGTGCACCACTAGAAGTTATACCCCAACCAAACCATGATCCACGGTCGTTAGATTCTTGTACAGTTCTTAGCGTGTACTTAGTGCTATAACTAGGTGGGGTAAACACTTTACCGTCAACAGTCATTTTAGCACTAGCCATCATAGAGTTCCATGTTCTTGACTTTTTAAGCTGAGTACCAGCCATAGCCAACATGGCTTGGTCAAAACTACCGTCTTCATTCAACACTATTAAAAAGTGTGAGGCAGAAGTTTGAATGTAATTACCGTTAGGTAAAGCATCTTGACCAAAATTATTCTTAGTAGTTTTATCTAATATAGATACATCGTCGTGTTGTGCTACCAACCCTCCGCCAGACTCTCTAGGAGTCCACTCTAAAAATAACCTTTTATACGCTACGGGTAACACCACTAAAGGGTTATCGTCAGTGTATAAAGTACTGGTTACTGTATTAATTACATCACCAGCGTTAGCACCCTCAACATACTTACCATCGGCTTTATTTACTTCTGGGCTTAAAGCTTGAAGTATTTTAAGACGTGGTATAGCCATATCTTCAGATGTTACGTTTTCTAAGCCACTACCTGCATCTGCCGCAAACTGCGTAGACGTTAAGGCAACGTCAGTGGTTTTAGTTTCACTTATTTCATTTTTATTATTTAAGTTTTCTTGGTTCATTTTTTAATTACCTTAGTTTTTTGACCTATATAAACATTAAAGGTATCAATGGGTAGGTCGTTCCCATTTTCCACCTGCTCTCTAACAAACGCCTTTAAAGTCATAGGCTCTACCCATTTTTTCTGAGCAGGGTCTAATCCTTTAGAATGTAGTTCACTAGCGAGTTTTAAGGCAGAGTCGTTATCTTCCCTGCCGAAACTTACTGAAACTGTGTTTTTAATTATATCGCCATGACCATTATCAGTTAGCCAAGCGAAAGCTTCATCTTGTTTGTCTGGTGTTATCCTAGCTGAGTAGTATTGTGACGTGCTTATTTTATTACCGTCACTCATAGTTATTTCACTTAGCCCTAATTCACTAAGCATACTGGGTATATCTTCCTCACTCACCCTTTGATATTTATTCTTTACTTCTTTTAATTCAGCTTGTACTTTATCCATAAGTTTTTCAAGCTCTAATAACTCTTCAGCTTTTTTAGTTAAATCGTTTAAAGTTGTCATATACTTACCTCTATATTGTAGTATCTGTGTTCACGGTTATCCCACTTTAATAAGTTAGCCTTACCTCTATTAAAATGTAAAGCGTAATATACTGAGATGCCTATCGCAGCAGGGTCACCTATTAATAATAAGTAATCTTTATCATTAAAGTATTTAAGTTTATTCATTATTTTAGACGTAGTGGGCTTAGGGCTGAACATCATATTAGATTTATTATCTTCTAATATAAAAACTAACTCACCGTAATCGGTAGCTGAAAGTATGTTTTGCCTTTCGTCTGGTTTTTGTACTACATATACTGCCATATCTTCTCTCTTATCTCTAAGGGTAAAGGCGTAGTCTGAGATATTATATATTTATATTTGGAGGTATAAACTATGAGTCCTACGCCTATTACCTATATAATAGGTTAAGTTATTTCTTTTAAAAAATAAAGTTATTTGTTAAAAATACTAATAGGTTTAATAGGAAGAGCTTATAAACGTTATAGGTATAAGGTTTGTCAACCCTATTGGTAACGCTATTAGCTACCTATTAGCATAAAACGTGCCAATAACTATTTATTTTTAGTTTGACTTATACTAACCTACTATAAAGAGACGAGATAAATGACAGATTTTATATTTAAGACTGAGCCTTATGCTCATCAATTAGAAGCGTTAGAGCAATCCTATGATAAAAAAGAGTACGCTTTATTTATGGAGATGGGCTGTGGTAAGTCAAAAGTTATAGTAGACACTTTTGTACATCAATACGCTAAGGGTGAAATTTATAATGTATTAATAGTAGCACCTAAGGGTGTGTACGGTACTTGGGTAAAAAATGAAGTACCTATACATACACCAGAACACGTAACGTACGACTTAGTGCAATGGTCAAGTAACCACACACAAAAATTAAAAAAAGAGTTTGATAAATTATTTACTTTAGATTTTAGGTTAAAGATATTAGTGATGAACATTGAAGCACTAAGCACTAAAAAAGGTAAAGAGTTTGCAGCACGTTTTGTTATGAGTAATAAAACTATGTTTATAGTAGATGAAAGTACTACAATTAAAAACCCTGAAGCTAAAAGAACTAAAACATGCATGCAGTTAGGTAAGTACGCTCATTACCGTAGAATACTAACTGGCTCACCAGTAACTAAAAGTCCCCTAGATTTATATAGTCAGTGTTTGTTTTTAGATCCTGCATTATTAGGGTTTAGTAGTTTTTATTCTTTTAGGGCTAGGTATGCAGATTTAATAGAAAAGACAGGTCAAGGTAGAACTTTTAAATTAGTGGTAGGTTATAAAAACCTTGAAGAATTAAATGAAAGTTTAGGTAAGTTTAGCCATAGGGTGTTGAAAAAAGATTGTTTAGATCTACCTGAAAAAGTATATCAACGTAGAACTATACAAATGACTAATGAACAAAAGAAAGCTTATAAAGAATTACAACGTTTTGCTTATACTAAACTAGCTAATACTAAATCAGTAACTATAAATCACATAATGACTCAAATAACCCGTTTACATCAAATATCATGCGGATTCATAAGGACTGATGACGGGTATATTACCGAATTACCCTCACAAAGACTCTCAGAATTGTCCTCTATACTAGAGGAAATAGACGGTAAAGCCATAATTTGGGCTAATTACCGTCATGACATAGAAAAAATTAAAACTATGTTATCTGAACAGTATGGTGAAAATAGTGTGGGTACTTACTACGGAGATGTGAGTAACGTTGACCGTGAAGAAGTAATTAAAAAGTTTCAAGACCCTAATAATCCGTTACGGTTTTTTGTGGGTAACACCCAAACAGGTGGATTCGGTATAACTTTAACTCAAGCTAAAACAGTGATTTATTACAGTAATAATTACGACCTTGAAAAACGTTTACAGTCAGAAGACCGTGCTCATCGTATAGGGCAAACTAATAAAGTTACTTATATTGATATAGTTTGTGAACGTACAGTAGATGAAAAGATAGTAAAAGCTTTACGTAAAAAGCAATCAATAGCTAGTACTATATTAGGTGAGGAAAAATATAAAGATTGGTTAACCTAATACTCTATCTATAATTTCAAGAGCTTCGTCATCTACGCCACCAGCTAATAAACCTAAACCGCTCATTAACTTATCATCTTCGTTTGACATTTCTTGTAGATCTCTTAATATACCTTGAGGGTCGCTCATATTAAAAGTAGCCACAGGTCGCATACCTACAGCACTCACGGGTGGTCTGGGTTTAGGCATAGGCGGTCTTATAGGAAAGGGCGAAGGTGGTTGAGGCATAGGTCCTATAGCTATAGGTGGTCTAGGCGTAGGCGTAGGTAAAGGCATACCCACAGGTGGTCCTACCTGTATAGGTGGTTTAACGGGTGGTTTGATTGGTGGATCATAAGGCGGTGGCGGTGGTTTGATCGGTGGTGGTGGCGGATCTATAGGCGGTGGAACTATAGGCGGTGGCGGTGGTTTGATCGGTGGTGGTGGATCTATAGGCGGTGGCGGAGGCGGAGGCGGAGGTGGTGGTGGATCTATAGGTGGTTTAACAGGCGGTTTTCCTGGTGGGGGTTCTGGTGTTTCCCCAGTTATATAAGGTCGTATAGTTCTAGCCAGTAACGCACTAAGTTGAGCCATCATATTATTAGGGTCAGTATCCGTTCTTGGTGGATTAATTATGTTCTCTCTTTTTCTTTTATCTACGTCTCCACCACTCAAATAGCCATGTGGTTGTTGTAGTTGCTCTGGTACATTCATTTGAATACTACCTAAACCACCGTGAGGCACAATTCCTCCACGTACGGGCATAGGCATAGGTTGAGGCATAGGCATAGGTCTTTGTATAGGTCTAGGCATAAACGGTGGCGGGAAACCTATTACTGGCGGTGACGGTCTAATAGGTGCTCCTATCGGTGGTCTACCTATCCCTGGAAAACCTCCTCCGCCTAAAGCTCCCATAAATGTATTGTAAGGGTTAAAGCCAAAAGAAGGGTACATTCCTTGCATTCCTCCTCCGAATCCACCTAATCCTCCGCCAAACCCATAACTTGAATAAGGATTTAGTCCGCCGAAGTTACTCATAAACGGATTTTGATTACCGAAAAAACTACCGAAATTACCTAACCCAAAACCAAATCTAGGTGGTTGTGGTGGTTGTGGTGGTTGTGGTGGCGTTGGTGGTCGTGTTCCTGGAGGCGGATCTATTGGACCTGGACCTGGACCACCGATTGAAGGCGGTGGTTTAGGTCTACCGTTACCGTTACCACCTTCATCTATAAACCCCTCTCCAGGTGGTAGTGGCTCTGGCGGTTCAAAACGTGGACCTCTATAATTAAAGTTTGGGCTTCCGCCTACGTATTGTACTGGTCCAGCAGGGAGAGATATAGCAGGTTGAGGTCTATACATGTCTTGGTTGAGACCAAACCTTCTCAGCGATTCTGGACCTTGAGTTTGTAAACGTGGTGGCGCACTAAAAGGTGAAGGACGAACCATAGGATTTATACCGTAAAACCCGCCACCTCTACCGAAAAAACTACCTATGCTCATTCAAACTCCGCTAAAATGCTGTCTAGTACTTCTAAGTTTACCTTATCTTGCTCTTCAGCTAAAGGTGTTTCCCCGTAAATTATTGTATCGTCTGGGGTTATAAACCTGTCTTGACCGTAACCTCTACTTAAAAATCTAGCTAATAACCTAATATCAGGGTCATCAAAAAACTCTCTTTTAGCTATTCTTTCAGCTAATAGTTCTGGGTCTAGTATTAATTTTTCATAGTTACCTAATTTAGCTCTATCTGCTCCTCTAGTTAAAGCAGTCACTACACGACCCTCTCTAGTGAAGATACCTACGTAAGCTCTAACTAAATCATTGACCATTTTTTTAACCGTATTAAGAACAATGCCTTCTGGTACTTTCACGGCTCCCGTATCAATTTTTTTAAGTAAGGTGTTATAACTTTGTAAACCCTTTACCATATCATCACCAAACCAAACTCCTAATGAGTCTGAGTATTGTCTAAGATATTTATCAACGTTCCCTGAAACAAACTTACCGTTACCGTCAACGGTGTTTTGTAAAAAGTCTTTATAGATTAAACTTTTAAATACGTCCTTACTAGCTTCGTCTCCTTTTCTAGTTAGTTTACCTATTAAAGCTTGGTTTAAACTCACTGATTGTGGCTTCCATACGCTACCAAAAATCATTTCTGGCTCACCTTCATTGTTTTTAAAGAGGTTTATTAGGGCTTTTTGGTTAGGTTTAGCGTTAGGTAAAACTTTATCATCGGCGTAGCTGAGCATACTCTCACCGAAACCTTGTTTAGCTTTAGTGGCGTCTACTGGTTTAAAGATAGCTGGGTCAATACCTGTACTCTCAAAAAAATCCCCCATCGCTTTAGTTCTTCTTGTTTGTTCTTCTAGTATTTCTCTATAAACTGCGTTTGAGGTTAATTGTGGACTTTGACCTAAACGTTCTATACCTGCTTTCATGTACGGTATTTTAAACGGTGCGTCAACTCCTGCTACTTCTAAAACTTCGGGTACGGTTAAGTTATCTAATAACTCTTTTTCTTGTGGAGTACTAGCTTCTTTACGCATAGTTTTAACCGTATCTAAGGCAGTTTCAAATTGTTCTCTACTTATACCTACACTAGCTGGGTTGGCACCTATTAATTTACTTAAACCAGCGAATAAAGTTCCGCCTACTAGTTCAGTACCACCTACTATAGAGGCGTCTTGTACTGCTGTTCTTAATATTTTTTCGTCGGTATAAGTTTCGTCTAATATACCTCTTTCCCTTAAACCTTCTAGATTAGCTTTTCTCCATAACATATGAGTTAAAAAAGCACCTTCAGCACTCAAAGCTAAAGTGGGTGAAGCGTAGCCTACTGCTGCTCCTGCTGTTCCTACCCCTGCCTGACCTGCAGTACCTAAACCTAAACTTTCAGCTGCACTACTACCGAATAAAGCACCTATAGCACCACTAGCGAATTTACCTATTTTGCCTCGTGCTTCTGCTTGTAACCCTAAAGCACCACCACCCACGGCACCAACTAAATCAAGTGCTAAGGGTTCTATAAAGCTAGTTTTAAAATCTGCTAAATCAACTCCAGGTGCGTTAACGTAAATACGTTTACCGTCTTCAGGTCTAATGTAGGTCATTCTATTAGTGGTGGGGTCTATTCTAGGGTCGAGTTCCCTAAGACTGCTGTCTTGGTAATACTCAAGTAGTAGAGCCTTTTGACCTCTTTCAAATTGATCTTTAGGTAAAAAATTAGCATCTTTTACTATATCAACAGGTGGACTATCTTTATTTAATAAATTATAAAACGGTCCAAGTGCTCTTTGTGCTGCTATGTCTCCAAAAGTTGTACTTAATAAAGTAGATCCTAATGTTGCCGATGGTGCACTCTCTGCTGTTATACCGTATAAGTCTCTAGCTATTTCTTCTTGGCTAGGTCTTTCAAAAAAATTTAAATCTTTTACTGCTGCTCTGCTAACTTCTGGGCTAAACTGCGGATCTACCATAGGTGTGTAACCTTCTAGTATTTCATCTAAATCTACTATATCACCTACAGCCATTATTGATTCCTCACTGCTAAACTCTTATAAATATCAAACGCAGCATATTCTTCTTCTCTAAGTTGTTTCTTTAAATTAGCTAAAAATATAGCACGTGCTTGCGACTCTGGTGGAGTAGATAAATACATATTAACTAAATTGCCTATACTATAACCGTTACGTAGTTCAGTGTTTTGTGTGTAAGTTTTACTAGGTGTCACTCCGTAAGCACTAAAAGCTTGTACCACGTTTTGGCTTTGTGGGTCTAATACTAATTCAGTTAAGTCTATTTCATTTTTATCTGTACTACTAACGTCGTCAGTTCTTTTTAAAGTAGGTGTTGCGTTAGGTGCAGTAATATCAGCTGTTTCTCTAAGTAAACCGTAAAGCCCTTCTCCAGTTTCATTACCTTCTTCGTCTACACCTAGTATAGTTCTTATTCTATCATTGGTAGTTTTTTGCCAGTCAGAATCATAGTTACCTCTTTCATCTATAATACCTTCATAGAAATAAGCTGGGTCTTCTAAGTATCTTTCTAGTACGTTAATATTACGTTCTAATAATCTAGTTCTAAAACCACCTATTATTTTTAAATAACCGTCAAAACTATAAGCTTCATTACCTTGAGTTCTTAAGAAAAGTTGTATGTCTTTATCACTCAACGCACGCATATCTAAACTTTCTTTATTACCGTAAGTACTGGCAGCAATCATTGCTAAATCAAAAAGTGCTGCGTTAAATGCTTGTCCAGTAACACCAGCGTCTTTTAAAGTTTGACCTAACGGACCTTTACTAAATTCTTGCCACTCTCGGCTGTCTATAATACTACTTTGAAAGTCGGTGTAACTAACTGTTTCGTTACCTACTTTAAAAGTATATCCGCCTTCTTTAGCTGGGCTCCTGAATAAATCACCTATTGCGTTGATACTAACTACTACTTTATCAGCGAAGGTAGCTCCTTGTGCAGCTAGGTTATTCATAAGTAAATCTCTATTACCTTCAAACTCTGCTAAAAGGTCATCTACTTGTCTGGCTGATATAAAATAATTATCTACTAATGTTTCTGTAGTGTCTATTTTAGTTCTTATTTCTTCGCCTTTTTTTCTACCGTCTTTATACTTAGCCGTTAACATAGCATTAGGGCTACCGTCACTCATTACCACGCCATCTTTTGTAACCTCTACGTTCATTCCTGGTTTAGGGCTAAAGTCTCCTGGACCTGCCGATGCTAGTTCTGCGTTACTAAAGTAACCTAGCACAGGTGACTCACCTCTATTGTCTATAGCCCAAGTAAAACCGCCAGTAAGCTGACTAATACTTTTTATTCCTCTACTATCTTTTTCATTATTATACGCAGTATATTGGTCAGGGTTTAAAGATATTTGTGTAGCCTCTCTACCGTCTGTGTACTCAATTAAATAATTTTTAAGGTTAGTATTACCAGCCCCTTCTTCAACGCTTAATACGTTATCGTATTTACCTAAACCTCCGCTGTCTATAGGTATGTAATTTCTTACAGCACCTTTAGTCATTAAACCACTAACCTCACTGGTAGTGCCGTCTTTTTCTCTATACCTAATAGTATAGTTTTTTAAATCGTCTTCAGCTTTATCATAAGGTCTTATAGTTACGTTAGGGTTATTACTTTTAAATTTATTTACTTCAAAATCACTCATGACTTTAGGTGGATTAACAAACTCTCCTTTAGAGTCTGATATCATATACATTTTAGGTGATTCAAAATACCTGTCGTTTAAATAAGCTTGAGCTATATTATTTAAAGTTCTTTCATCATCTATTGCTAAATCTACTAGGAACCTATCAACTAATTTCTTTTTACTTAGTTCGTAGTCTTTTACTTGTTTATCAAAAGCTTTTTCGCCACTCTTTTTAGCTACTCTGTAACTCATAAAAGCTTCTAGTAAACTCTCCCCTAAACTGTCACCACGTTTACCTGAGGCTTTTAACGAAGCACCAGCCACCATAAACGGTAAAGCTTCGTCTGGTTTTTGAAAGTATTTACCTAAATCTTCTTCAGGTATTTCTAACATTTTACTTACTGCGTCTCTATACACACCTTGTTTTTCTTCATCTGTAAGTAGTTTGTCATCATTAATATTACGTACAGCGTTATACGTATCACGTATAGTATCTACGTCTTTATTTAAAGAACCATACACAGCTGAGCTATTTAATAATTCGTTGAGTGTTGGGTCGTCACCTACTAAAACAGGGTCAAGGGCAGCAATCATATTTTCAGTAGCTTGATCAACTATTTCTGTGTCAGTGCCTGTGTTGGCGATTCCTGAATACATCACAGGCTGTGGGGTTTCTTGATTCGGTCTAAATACGTTATCCGTAACTGAGCTCGGTAATGTGGGTTCCTCATTTGGTCTGAACACATTATCTGTATAAACATCTCTTCTAGGCACTTTGATTATTTCCCTGGAATGTACCGTATAAGTTAGCTAAATCTCCTAATCTACTTATAAAACCACCATCATCAGCTTCTCCAGGGTCGGCGTATCCTCTTGTGTAAGTACCTAAGTTAGGTGTAATACCGCCCATAATACCTGCGTATTGACTTAATAAATTAGTAGGCATATTAAATTTACCTACGTAATCTCTATATGCCTCATCCATTCTAGCTTGGTCCATGGCTCTTTGAGTTCTACCCATATTCATCATACTAGCTATATCTTGACCTTGTAGCCCGTATAAGTTTTGACCTAAACCACTAAACGCACCACCTATACCCGTACCTATTTGAGCTCCTCTTTGTCCTATACCTGCTAAATCAGTACCCATACCTGACATAAGTTGTCCAAAGTTAGCACCTAGTCCACCTAGCCCACTAGCTACGTTACCGTAGACTCCTGCTAATCCTCTACCCATGCCAGCTAGTTGATTACCAAACGAGCCCATCAACCCAGCTTGTTGTAAAGCTCTACGTCTTGCTGCTTCGTCTGTGCCTATGGCTTGTTGCATTGCTTTATCAAAACCACTTTGACGTAATTTACCAGCCACGTCAGCTTGTGCACTACGTAAGGCTCTTTCACCTTCTTCTAAACCTAACCTAGCTCTACTACCGCCAAAAGCACCTGAGCTTACCGCTCTAGCTCTACGTTGTTTACTAGCTCTATCGCCTTGCCTTTGTAAATCTTGTAATGCTGTATCTACTACGTTAGTTTCAAAAGGGTTAAAAAAACTACTAGCTGAACGTGGGTTGAATTGACCTAACCCTGCTCTACTGCCTGTTATCCCCTGACCTATAGCTCCAGCACCAGCCATGGTTCCTGCTTCTGCTGCACCTGGAGCCTTACCGTACATGCCTGTAGCTAAGTCTGTAAACTGACCTAACTTATTAGCTCCTGCTCCTATGAGACCTTCACCCATACTACCAGTACGTAGTAAGTCTGAATAACTTTGCCCAAAAATATCACCAGCAGCACCTAAAAATGGTTTATAACTACCCATTCTATCGTAAGTCATATCAAAAGCTTTTCTTTCAGCAGGCGTAAAATCAGCTATACGTGATCCGTAATCAAAAGGTGTTTGACCTTCAGCCATGCCGTAAAGTTGGTTAAGGAAAAACTGATTAGCCATAGGCACCAGTCCAGGTACTCCAGGCAATCCTCCTCGGTAAAAGTCAGTAATAAATTGTGGTGGGGCAGTTATCTGCCCAAAGGTTTGTTGATTTTCTATATCTTGTGTATTTTCTGTGCTCATTATGCTCTACCTAAGCCCATACCCTCTGCTTTTTTCTCGTTTTTATCCATCATAGCGTAAAGTGCACTAATGCCTTTACTATGATTACCGTCACCTATACCTTTTACTGCTTGTTTAGTCATTACAAACTCACCGTCAGCTAGTAGTGCTGGTATAGTATCTTTATCGCCTGAACCGTTGGGGTCATTAGTTTCTCCACCTGAGTCTCTTAAATCTACCTCAGGTAACGCACCACCGTCAGCTAACCTTTTTATTTCTCCACCGTGTTCTGCTGGAACCATATCAAAACTAGGTAAGTCATAAAGGTCGTATTGTCTTTTTCTTAATTCGTCGTATATTATTTGAGTTAAAGGGTCCATTGTTAAACTAGGGTCAATGGGTACTGCTGCTGCTAAACCGCCAGTCTCTTCTCCGTAAGGTTGTCCTGTATAAGGGTTTATTGGTCCTGGACCGCCTTCACCTAGTCTACTAGTGAAATTACCAGTAGAAAAATTAGGTAAGGTTTCAGGGTCATCGGTAACTGCTCCTAAAGCAGAAGCGACTCCAGAGGCTAGTGCTGCTTGTTCAAATCTATTAATATTATCAAAAGCACCTTTAGCTAAAGAGTTTTCACCTAGAGAACTTAAAGACATATCACCTGATAATACATTACGTAAATCAGAACCTATTCCTTGAAAAACACCTTTAGCTCCCCCCGATAAAGCGTCAGCTCCCATAGGAGAACCTAGTTGTATTCTACCTGTGTTTTGAAACAACTTACCAGCTGGGTTACCGCCAGTTATACCTGCTCCTGCTAATACGTTAGCTCCGCCGAAAACTTTTAATGAACTGCCTAAACTTTTTTTAAGGCTTCTACCTTCAGCTAATGAACCTACACCCTGACCTATGGCTGCTCCTGCTGGTCCACCGATAGCGAAACCCACTACTGTAGCTATGTCTCGTATAGAAGATTTTAGCTTTTTCGCTAATTTGCTCAAAAAACCCATAAAATCTATTATAAAGGCAAATCTTAAATTTTTATAGTAGTATCACCTTTATTAACTACGCTTACCTTACCTACTGAGCCTGTTAACTCAAAGCCTAAAGGGTTGTTAGGTGTAGAGATATTCTCCCATTTATTACCCGTATAGACCTGTAAAGCCTCTATAGTCGTGTTCCATATGATACTACCCGCATTAAAATTAACCTTATTTAACGTTTCTCCATCTATTTGTCTGATACTATCAGGGTCAAACTGACCTAAGTTAAGTTCTAATATTCTCACTAATTTATTGTAAGTTAGCGGAGTTACACTGTCCCCTAACTCTAACGGTAAATTAGTTGCTAAAAGTTTACTCATCTTCTACCGTCGTTTTGTATGTCCATTCTTAGTAAACCTAGTCTCCACCCCACATCATTATTTGCGTCAGTATCATCGTCATCTGATTCTAAACGTACTACGGCTTGTCTACCTCTAGCCCTAACGTGTGATTGTGTGGTGGAACTGCCCACTGCGTTAGTGCTTGAGGTGTTTAATGACTCACCTGGAAAATTTCTAGTTTTTAAAACTATGTTAACTTGACCGTCTGTACTGTTATTTAAAAACCTTACATCAGGTATTATTTTTCTAATAAAGGAGAACGTATCACCGTCACCTATATCAAAATCGCTGCTCTCTATAAAGACATCAGTCATAGGACTACCGTCATCGTTATAGCCAAACTCGTGTCTGTATAGATAATTATTAGAAACCGCTCTTGGGTAATTTTTTACGCCTGTATCTAACCAAGCCGTTCTAGATATTTGACCGTAAGTCCAGACTTTATCTGCGTAATCAAAAACTACGTAACGGTCTATCTCACTACTATCTGATGAGCAGTAGAACCAACCTACTTCATCAAACTCAGTATTAGTAAAAGCAAAAAACTTATGTGTTTGTGTTGAGTTCATATCGTCAAAAACGTAACTAAGTACGCTACAAGGTACTTTTTGCACACTACCGTTATAAATATAAAAATTATCGTAACCCATCCAAAAAACTCCGCTAGGAGCCACTACTGCTCCGTTAGGTGATATTAAACCACTAGCGTTATTAATTAAATTTAACCCAAAAGTAAACGGCGGACCAATAAACTGCATACTATATAAAGCTGTGTCTGTCCATATTAATATTTCTTGTCTTGCTTTTACAGCACCTATGATTGTACTGCCCTCTGATAAACGTAAATCACCAGCTGTATTACTTAACAAAGGTTCAAAATCTAATAAATTTTCTTGATCGCTAAAAGCCACTAACATCGGGTCTACTACTCCCGTTCTTGAACTGCCTGATATAGGGTCACTACCTAAAACTATTACGTGTCTATCTGTTTCTGAAACTAAAACCTGTAAGCCTACTGTAGGAGCTAAAATACTACCGCTTAAACTTGAAAGTTCTACTGCTCTATTATTAACGCCACCTGATTCATCCCAGTAATATAAACCACCAGCTCTAACGTTTATAAGTAAATCTTCACCAAAATGATCATGAGTCCACAACCTTAATTGATTACTAATACTCAACACTGTGCTTTCACCATAAGCACCTGCACCCCAAGCACCTGACCCCCAACCTGTACTAGAAATAAAAACATCAAGACCTACGTTTATTTGATAAGCTCCTACTACGCTACTGCCTCCGTTACCGCTATCACTAGAGTTAGCTGTAACTGTTGTACCGCTAGTATCTTTAGCAGTTATTACGTAACTATTAGCGTTAGTAATACTAGCTATTTGATATTCTTGGTTTAGTACGTTTGCTGTAATATTACCGCCTAAACTACTAGCACCACTAAAAGTAACGAAGTCATTCTTAACAGCACCATGAGCAGTGTCGGCTACAGTTATAGAACTACTACCGTTAGTGGCACTAAAAGTAACGTCACCCGCACTAGTGGTACTACGTATAGGAGTTATATCATGGTAACCTGTACCTAATTCTACATAGTATTTTAAATGCGTACCTAAACCTAAGTATTTAGTACCAGCTAAATCGACCCAAGCCAGTAAAGCTCTACACGTGCCTAAAAAAGTGTTAGTGTTATCTTTGACCCAACCACCTATTTTTTGTGGTAAACCTGCGTTAAACCTAACTTTATTAACGTCAAACCATCCCCCTTCATTAGAGTAAGAGGTTCCCTCTCTTACTACTCCTGGTCTAAAATTAATTTTACTTATAGGCATTCACACCTCGTGCCACTCTTTGCCTTCAAACAGTAAAGCCTCAGCTTCACGTCTTCTAACTAAACCTTCTAGTACTTTTCCGTTAGCTTTGTTCCATCTTTTTATTTGTGCTGGCACTCCTTCATAGTCACCTGCGTTTAAAACTTTTAACATAGTAGAACTAGCTAAAGCGTTAGGACCAAGGTTAAAAGTCCACGCTACTAATGAATCGAACTGGTTTTGTTTTAAAGGTGTGTCAACGTAACAGTCAACGTATTTTTCATACTCTTTTACTTCTTCTAGTAATAAATTATCGGCTTCTTCTTGTGTTATACTATCGTTTTCTTTTACGCCTTTAGTTGAGCCGTACCCTATAGTCCAAACACCCGCAGCACACTTATACGCTTCAAGCTCACAGCCTTCAAATTTTTTAATTAATGATAATCCTTCTAATGATGTGTTCATTTTACTCCCCTTTATCGTTTGAGTGAGACGCTCCAAAATAGAATGAAATAATGGCACTCGCTAACCCTCCTAAATATCCTAATACTAGATTTATAAGAGCTTCGCTATTTTGTTCTGGTGGTTGTAAGGTTACTAAAAATATGTAACCTAAAAACCCACCTATAGTTACTAAACCTATAATACGAGCAGTCCAATCTTTACTGAATAACCCTCTAGCGTGTTGTTTATCTTGTGTTTCTAGTTTAAATACGTCAACTTCAAGCTCTTTCATTTTAAGTTCAAAGTCTTTTTCTACTTTTTTAAGCTCCATCATTTGTTCTGGTGTAGCGTTTTGTATAGCAGTTTCTATAGCTTTAGGGTTATTAGCACAACCTAAAACCTCAGATATCATATTACCAGCCATACCGCCCATCGGTCCACCTAAAGCTGTACCTAAAGTAGGTGCTACTGCTCCTACAACACTTTTTAATAAATTTTTCATATTACCACCGTAGTTAAAACTGCTATAGATAAAGCACCTATAAAACTAAACACGCCAAAAGTTGCCATGCGTATGGTGTTATTTATAGAAGTTATTTCTTGTTTGATTTCACTAAACTCATTAAAAGCTGTTTTCCAGCGTTCAGCGTTTTCTTTTTTAGAAACTGCTAAATCTTTAGCTACATCTTGTACTGTTAATCTTTTACTAGCCATATGTATATATACTTAGTTTATGTCTTTTGCCTTTAACTTTTATAGGCTTTAACAATTTTAACTTATATTTTGAACTTTTTTTAGTATTATGACCTATTATTAAATTTACTCCAGCTTCTTTAGTTGCACTTTCTAAACGAGCTGCAGTATTTACAGCGTCGCCTATAGCAGAATAATCAAACCGTGAATCACTACCCATATTACCTATTATCGCTTCTCCAGAGTTTATGCCTATACCTATTTCTATACCTAAATTGGCTTTTTGCATATCTTCCTGTATTTTCAACGCTGTTTGTATGGCTCTATTCTCATGGTCTGGCAGGTCTATAGGAGCGTTAAAGATAGCCATCATAGCGTCACCTATATACTTGTCTACCATACCGCCATATTCTTTTACTGCGTTTGATTGTATAGTCAAAGCTCTGTTCATAATATGAGTAACTTCTTCTGGTTCTAATATTTCAGATAAAGCGGTAAACCCACGCACATCAGTGAATAAAAAAGTACAGTATCTTTTTTCACCGCCTAGTTTTAATAGTTCAGGATTCTTTTGTAGTTGTTTTACTTGTCGTGGATCGAGGTAATGCTCAAACTGTTTTTTAATTAATTGTCTTAATTTATACTGTTCTCTAAAACGTAGGTAAAAAGCTATTGAGCCAGTGATAAATTGACTTATAAGGCTCCAAGTGACGTCTATTAATAAACCCTTACTTATTAAGTAATATCCCCCTAATGACGTAGCTGACGCTGTAAGGACTCCTAAGGAAACACCCCACGTTATACCTAATAAAATTATTAAAAACCAAACTAACACAACACTAATTATTAGTATCACTAACTCTAAAGTTAATGACCAATCAGGTATATATGGTGAGTTTTTAATTAATATTGACTCAGCTAAAGCTGTTTGTATTTTATGTGGTTCTAATAAACCCACTGGAGTAGCAACTTGTGGCATCACGCCACTAGCTGTAACACCTACAAAAACATATTTATTTTCAACATCCATCTCACTAAGTGTGGTTTGTGGTGTGTCTACCCAACTTATCCACTTACGACCTAAACTGTCTGTTTTTACTGGATCAAGACCTTGTACTATTATTTCTTCAATACCTAACTCATTAGTTTTTATAATATATGTTTGATTACCTGCCAACACTTTCATAACTTCTGTGCCATACGCAGAAACGTAGCCATCAGGTGTTTTTAGTAATAAAGGCATACGTCTTACTAACTGATCTACTTCCGTACGTGCCGTAGCCACACCTTGAAAAGAAGTTGAAGTTAGAATATCTATATTAGGTATAACTCCTACAGTCTCTATACCTCCTGCGTTTTCCCCCATAATGACTGTGCCTGTAGTAGGTGGGTAAACTCCGTTCTCATTTTCAAACATTGCTATAACTGAACCGCCATAACTCAACGCTTCAGCGAATGCTTTATCTCCGCCTAACCTGTCTGGTTGTGGAAAAGATAGTACCCAACCTACACCTAAAGCACCTTTTTGTAAAAGCTCTATGTGTATTTCAGCTAGTCTTTGTCTAGGTAAAGGGTAACCACCCTCACTAGCTACATCTTCTTCAGTTATATTGAGTATAGTAAAAAAACCAGAGGGTTCTTGTTTTTCTACTAATGTGTCAAAAGTTCTTAGTTTTATTATTTCTGTAGGAGTACTTTTAAATATTAAAGGTAAACATAAAAATAAAACTATAGGTATTATAAGTTTTTTCATCAACCGCTTTGTTTAATAGTTATTATTGAATCACCACCACCGTTTATTTTAACTACGTTTGATACACCGTCTTGTATTAATATAACCGTGTAACTATTACCGCTGTTTAAATCTAAACGTACAGACTCACTTACCGCACGACGTAAACTAATAACTTGACCAGTAACTAAAGTAGTTATTTGTGTATCGGGGTCTTGACCTATTAACGTACCGCTAATATTAACACCAGTTGCTAAAGCTAGTTGATCCTCTTCTTCATCTATAGCTAAAGCATCTATGATATCTAGTAAATCTTCTAGAAAGTTTACATCTAAGTAATTTATATCGAGCTCAGTAAACTCAAGTTCATCTGTATTTAAAAAATCTTCAGCTAAATAATCTATATCTAAATCATTGAAGTCTAGTAAACTTACTGTTTTAGTAGTACTAGTTTCTTCTTCAACGAGTATTTCTTCTTTAGGCGGACTCACTATCAACATGTTATCAATAATATCTAAGGTAAGATCAAGTATAACAGGTTTACTAGGAACTGATTCAAAGACACTAACTGTAGTAGCTTCATAAGGTTTATTTAATATAACACTACCCATAGCAGTTACCACCTCTATCTCACCACTTGAAAGACCCATTGAGTCTGGCAGAAGTATTATCAAACTCCTGCCTAACTCATCAACAGTAGCTGTAAAATCTGTTCCACGTATGGCTATGTTTGCTGTCGGTGTTGTGAGTTTTATGTTTTGTTTATCTATACGGTTTAAATTACCCGTTATAAACCTAGCTGTACCTAAAGCAAAATTAAGTGACATTTTAGCTTTACTAGGGTCAGGGTCGTAAACATACTCATTGATAAGTAGTTTTGAGTGTTCTGTTAAACGTACTACTGAGTCGTCTAAAAACTGTATACCTAACCTACCGTTTTTAGTTACAGCTTGATCGTTGCTACGTATAGCAAACTCTAGTTCAGCTTCGTACGGTTTATCTCTTAATACTTCAGCGTAACCTGAAAGCTCGGATATATCTCCTATATTAACAACTTGTGCTTGTGCCTTGGTCGTTTTGTATAACGCACACAGTACCACTGTTGCCATTAGAAATGATTTTAAGCCAGTCATTATCTAGTGTACTCGATTGTGTAATATCAAATGTTCTGCTATTACCTGTTTGATCAAGGTAGAAATAACCTCCAGCATACCCTGAGCCTGTGAAATTAACCGTGTTGCTATCACCGTCAACATCTACGTAATTAGTAGCACCGTCATAATTTATATCAAAATCAAAAGTGTTACCGTCTCCTTGCACTATCCAATCAAGGTCTAGTGTTGCTGCTAATGCTGATGTACCGTGGTCGAGTGTAAAGGTGTTTGATGAACCACTAACGTTTACGTTATAGTTTGAACTATCTATACCGTAAGTATCTGTTGGGTCACCTTGTATAGTAAAAGTATTACTATCTCCATCAAACTCAAAAAAACCAGTAATAGTATCACCTAAGATATCACCTAAGAATTTATTAGTGTTACCTATTTGATTTATGTCTAAAGTCAAAGTTGATCCGTCTAAATCTAACGCTGTTAAACTACCAGCAGCTGAGTTTAAACCGCCTATAATATTACCAGAGCCTAGTTGCTCTAAATCAATATTAGCTGTTGCACCGCTTTGGTCAACATAAATCTCATTATCCGCAGCAAATACGAATGTTGTTGTGAGTAAAAGACTAATTAGTTTCTTCATATTTTTGCTCCCAATATCCTTTATCATAACCTATTTTTATAATCTCTACAACTGCTGACTCTATAGCTCGTTGTAAAGCTATAGTAACTGATTCATTTTCAGTATTACCGCCCTCAAGCTCTACTAATTCTGTACCAGCTTCTATAAACCTAAAAACATCTTGTGATTGACCGTAACTATATATCTGTTTATTTACTAAAACATCTATTAATACTTCACCTGTTACTACTGAGACCATACGTAATGAAAGGGTAACACTATCTACTCTGTATTGTTTACTAGTGCCTATCCCTAAATATCTAGCTCCTATACCTCCACTTTTTACATTAGTGTCATACCCTACTATAGCACCTTCCATTAAAACACCAGCAAATAAAAGAGGTAGTAAAGGGCTTGAATTATCTTCGTTTTCTCTAGCTGAACGTATTAACTGTCTTTCTTTAGTTAAGTTATCTAAACCTACTCTTTCAGCCACTCTAAAAAACTCACCGTTAGCAGTTTGTTTTAAAGCACGTATTAATAAATGACTAGGTGCTTGAGTTATAGCTGTGCTGAATAAAGCAAACTCACTATTACTTTTACGTTGACCAGTTTGATCTGTAAAAGCGTTAGGATAAACAGCTACTATAATAGGTTTTTTAGGCGGTTCTATATTTAATAATTCTTTTGATTGCAGCTCAAGAATTTTAGGCAAACCTTTTAAATAAGGTTCTCTTTCAACGCATTTTCTATAAACTGTTCCATCTAACACAGTTTTATATTTTACGCATTCTCCTTTTTGTTCTAACTCTTTAAATACAGGTGCTATACTGCAACTAGAAAGTAAAATTGCCAACAGGCAACTGTATCGTGGTGACATTTCCATCTGGGTCTGTAATAGTTAAAGTTATTATTCCGTCTTCAATACTATAGTCTATAGTGTTACCCTCTAAAGTTAACGTACCTTTATCACTAGGTGTTTCACCGAATAAATTTTCCACTAGTTGTCTACTTAGCTGTGCATAGATACGGCTCTCAAGGTTCCTAATAAAACGAGCTAGAGTTGTGTTTTCTTTATCTCTTTCTATCTGTTCCTGTAAAGCTTTGATCTCTTCTTTTATAGTCATTTTACGGTTAAATTCTTGATTTTCTATCGTAAGGTAATGACTAGAAGTTCCTACTCCACTAAATGAAGGGTTTTTGAACTTAAAGGTTATAGTATCTGCTTTTATGTTTACGCTAACAATACCTACTAATAAAACTATAGCCCAAGCTATGATTATTTTATAATGCAGTGGTAACTTAATCTTTCCTTTGGTCATCTCTATCCGCCTTAGCAATCTTATTGCTATCAATTAATTGTGGTACTCCTAGTATAGTTTTTATTAACGTGTCTTGTCTAATAATCTCATTATCTAAACTACGTATTCTATCTATTAGAGCAACTAAAATACCGTGTTGGCTATCAAGTTTAGTACCTAATCTTTCTTCCATAGCTGTTATTGAAGTATTTACTTTATCGTCAACCGTGTCTAGTTTAGTTTCCATACCGTCAATAATTCTATTGATTAGTTTCCAAACGAAAATACCTAACCCCAGTGCTGCTGCGATAGGGAAGCCTAACTCTGTAATGAGAGCTACAGCAGAGTCCATTTTTAACTTTTCTTATTCTTACTACGTTTTACTCTAACTGTTTTGTAAGCTTCGTTTTTAACTGTTGTGGGGTCATCTGCTACGTACCTACCTTTGGTATCCCTAGCACGCACTTCTTTAGTTTCTATAATACCCACTTTACCTAATACTTTAGTTATCCAGTTCATCTTTTTCGTCCTCATTGATTTTTTCTTCAACAGTTTCTGATGTTGAATCTACAAAAAGTTTGTCAAAACCGTTTATACTCATATTAATTTGATCTATTTGAAACTGTAGTTTATTTCTTTTATCTATTAGATCTAATAGTTGGCTGTGGTAATATTTACTAGTATCACTTAGCTCAGTATAATCAAGCTCTTTTTCGCCTATGGTTATTTTGGGTGTGTCGTTTTTAGTCGTCATAATTTTCCTCAGTTTGCAGCAATATATGCTTTTCCTTTAGTAATTGCATTAGTGCAATTAGTTTTTTTACTACTTGATGAACCTTTGACGTTAGGTGTGTCATCATCACTATCAACTGGTTCATACAATAAAATGATCTCTAAATGATCTACGTTTCTTTGTACCAACTCGTTTATTTCAGACTGCGATAGTCCCTCACATACTGTTACGCTTGATGCATCTGCATCTATACTGTCGATTAACGCAACGCTATGTAATGCTGCATCTAATACTTCTGTTACTGTTGCCATATTAATCCTCCTTTAAGGTTTGTATTTCGGCTTTTAATTCATCTACCTGGGTAGACAGTTCTTGTACTGCTTTTACAAGCATAGGTACAAATTTAGAATAGGTCAATCCATACTGTTGACCATTTTCAGAAACATTTGTAGTTAAATTAGTTTTATCAGCTATATTATAGCCATATTCTGATTCAAGCTTTTCAACATCTTGAGCAAGAAATCCTACATCTAACCAATCTTCTTTATGTGAACCATCTGGTACTACGTCATTAAAATCTGCACCTTTTTCTACATATAAACTTCTTTTATCCCATTTATATGTTACAGGCTCTAATTTATTAACAAAGTCTAAACCCATTTTTATAGGCTCTACATCTGTTTTATCTCTTTTATCAGATGCTACTGTAAAGCTTACCTGTATATGTGCAGCTGAAATATTTTCATCACCTAAAACAATTTCATTTGATTCAGTATCTATAGGTCCACCTGGACTTCCTGAAAGTCCTGCATCATGTCCTAATAAGAGATTGTTGCCACCACTTGATAAATTCTTACCAGCAGATGAACCTAAAGTAGTATTATTATCACCTGTTACTGTGCCTACACCTCCAGATAAATAACCGACAAAAGTATTGTCATCTCCTGTAGTTGTAGCTGCACCTGCTGATGAGCCTAAAACAGTATTCCTTGTACCTGTAGTGTTTACAGCTAAAGCTTGATTACCTATAGCAGTATTATTACTAGCTGTTGTATTGTCATTTAACGCTGCAAAACCCATAGCTACGTTAATAGTTCCTGTTGTGTTATTTCCTAGTGCACCTACACCCACAGCTACATTTTGGTCACCTGTCGTAGTAGCACTCATGCAACCATGACCAACTGCTGTGTTATTACTTGCTGTTGTATTATCATCTAAAGCATTAGTACCTATAGCTGTGTTATTTGCACCTG